TTTCTGACGGTCGCCCAGGTAGCGGCCCGTCACGAGGTCCATACGGGGTCCGTGTACCGGTGGCTCGACGACCCGGACGTCCCGCTGACCAAGCACAAGACGGGCAACGGCCGAGTGTGGATCTCCGAGGCCGAGTCCGAGGCGTGGCTGGCCACGCGCAACACGCCGATCGTCGTCAGCCACGCGGCCCAGTCGCCGGCGGCCACTGGCAGGGCGTCGTGAACCCCATCTACCAGGCCGTCAAGCCGATCCCGACGACCGTGCACGGGGTCACCACACGTTCGCGGCTGGAAGCCCGGTGGATTGTCTTCTTCGAGCACGCGGGCATCCCGTGGGAGTACGAGCCGCAGGCGTACCGCATCGGAGCCCGGGGGTACCTGCCGGACTTCCGCGTACGGCCCCATCAGGGCGCTGACCAGGCGTGGATGGAGATAAAGCCGCTCGCGGATACCTTTGACGATCCGCGCTGGGCGGGCACGGTGACGGCAAGCGGCCTGATGCTGTTCACGGTGCGCGGCCTGCACCGCCGGGGAGACGTCTGCGGACGGGATCACACCGTCCGCGTCTGGCACCCGACCGGCCTTGTCGCCGACGTCCACCGCATGTGGACCGGGGCCAGGTTCGCACCGGCGTGGGACGCAGCTAACGCTGCCTGGTCCGATCGTCGGCGCCCGGCCGGCCGGAAGGGGAGGAGAGAGTAAGTGCCCACACCCCCGCAGACCAAGGAAGCACTGACCAAGGAAGCAGGAAACCGATGACCACGTACGTGGAAGCGAACGCGGGGCAGTTGTCGGACCATCATCTGGCCGAGCTGGACGCGAGCGAGATCAGCCCCGAGGTGCGCGACGCCCGGGGCTACGAGACCCTCTACGGCACCGACGAGGACCGCGCACGGCTGCGCCAGGAGAAGATCCCCGTCTGGGCCTGGCGCGAGGAGAGCGCGTTTCCGGGCCTGCTCCTGCCGATGTACCGGGTTACCGGTGAACGCATCGGAGCTATGTTCAAGCCCGGTGAGCCGCAGGCGTACAACGAGAAGAGGGTGAAGTACGCGACCCCGGTGGGGAAGCCGCGCCTGGACATCCCGCCGGCGGTGGCGCACCTCGTCCGCCCGACCGATCTCCAGAAGCTCCGTGAGACCCCGTTGTGGATCACGGAAGGGATCAAAAAGGCGGACGCTCTCGCGTCCAAGGGCCTCGCCGTTGTCACCTTGTCCGGGGTATTCAATTTTCGCGGAACCCTCGGCACGCTCGGCGATTGGGAGGACGTCCCCCTCAAAGGCCGCAACGTGATCATCTGCTTCGATGCGGATGCCCGACGCAAGTCCGACGTACTCTCCGCCATGGTCCGCTTGGGCCGGTGGCTGGAGACCCGGCGGGTGGAGAACGTCTATTACCTGATCGTCCCGGAGGAAGTGAACGGGGCTCAGGTCAAGGGTGTGGACGACTACTTCCACGCCGGCGGTACGCTCCAGGGCCTGCGGGACGCGGCCACGGTGGAAGTGCCGTCCGACAACACCCGGGACGCCGCGTTCAGCGATGCCGTTCTGGTCGAGAAGCTGTGCATGGAAGCCCTGGAGGGTCACTACCGGTGGGCCTCCGGCCTCGGGTGGATGAACTGGGACGGCAAGGTGTGGGCTGAGTGCCCGGACGCCCAGGTGCTGGAGGAGATCCGGCTGTGGGTCCGTGCGGGGTGGGACCGGACCCTGGAAGAGATGCGCGGGGGCAAGGACCTGCGCTCTCAGTTGGACGGGTGGAAGGGCGCCCTTTCAGCCTCCAAGCTGGGCAACTTGCTGAAGCTGGCCCGGGGTGTCAGCGGGGTCCTGGCCGATGCCAACGACTTCGACTACGACCCGGACGTGATCAACTGCCAGAACGGCATCCTGGATCTGCGCAGCGGCGTCTTGACGCCCCACGACCCGGACCGGCTGATGACAAAGATCACCGGGTGTGACTACGTGAAGGGCGCCGTACACCCCGACTGGACCACTGCACTGGAGGCCGTCCCGGACGACTCCCGCGACTGGTTCCAGATCCGCAACGGCCAGGCCATCACCGGGCACACACCGCCGGACGACGTGATCCTCATCTGCCAGGGCGGTGGGTCCAACGGCAAGTCGTCGGTCATGGACTCCATCGCCAAGGCCGCCGGCAAAAAGGGTGGGTACCACACGGCCGTCTCCGACAAGGCCCTGCTGGGCAATGCCTCGGACGGTCACTCCACGGAGATGATGCCGTTCATGGGCGCCCGTCTCGCCGTACTGGAGGAGACCCCCGAGGCGAAGCGGCTGGACGTGACCCGGGTCAAGAAGCTCGCGGGCACCGAGCAGATCACCGCACGCAAGATCCGGCAGGACAACATCACCTTCGCCACGACGCACAGCCTGATCATCAACACGAACTTCAAGCCCTTGGTGGACGAGACCGACCACGGAACGTGGAGGCGTCTCGCCATGCTGTGTTTCCCGTTCACGTTCAGGAAGCCGGGGGAGGCGTGCACGGGCCCGAATGACAAGGTGGGCGACCCGAACCTGCGCCAGCGTCTGCGGACGGACGAACGGGTCGCCGAGGCCGTCCTGGCATGGCTCGTGGATGGCGCACGCAATTGGTACGCGGCCGACATGATCATGCCCGCGCCCCCCAAGCGGGTGGAAGAGGACACGCTGGAGTGGCGCAAGGAGTCGGACCTGATCCTGTCCTTCATCGGCGACTGCCTGCGGTTCGACTGGAACTCCCACATCCTCGCCAAGGAACTGCACGAGGTCTTCAACAAGTACCTCGCCGACAAGGGTCACCGGGAGTGGACGGACCGGACGTTCGTCGGCCGATTCGGAAGCCACGACGAGTGCGCGCGGAACTCGGTGCAGCGGAAGAAGATCCGAGCGCGGGAAGGGCGGTCGACGCTCGGTTTCATGGAGCCGACGGGCGTCAACTACTACGCGTGGCTCGGGGTGCGCTTCCAGGACCCGAACGAAAAAGACGAGGTCAACCCGGGGGAAGACGACGGTGTACCGCCTGTACCGCCTACTCCGTATAACCGTGAAACTGACTCTCCTATAGGAGTTACCGGAGCACACGGTACAGGCGGTACAGCCGCGATCCCAGGTCCGTTGGACGACCCGTTCGCGGGTGATCCGTTCGCGGAAGCGGAACCCGATCACGCACCCGTGGCCCCAATCCCCGCCCCGTCCCCGGCGCCCGAGGCCGAGACCACCCAGCCCCGTGCCGGCGGCCTCATCGGGTTCGACATCGAGTCACACTCCGCCAAGCGGCTGCACACCCACACCGACCTCGGCGGCGACCCGTACGTGAAGCTGTCCGGCTACATCACCGAGGACGGCACGGAGGTTGTCGTCAACTCCGTCGAGGAACTGATCAAGCGGTTGGAGGACGCGGACGAGATCTACGGCCACAACCTGCTCGGGTTCGACCTGATGGCCCTCGCCCGCCACCACGGCGCCGATTACGACAGGCTGGCCGCCAAGACGGTGGACACCCTCCGGTGGGCTCAGACCGTCGACCCGCCCGGCGCCGCGCACGAGAAGCCCTGGGCGACCAAGGGTTACTACGGCCTGGACGCCCTCGCGGAGCGCCTCGGCATGCCCGGCAAGACCGACGACCTGAAGGCCCTGGCCTTCAAGCACGGCCCCGAAGAGATCGACGGCCAGAAGCTGACCCGGGAGGAGCGCGAGGAGATCGGCTACGGCCGGATCCCCGCCGACGACCCTGAGTACCGCGCGTACTTCAGCGGCGACCTGAAGGCCACCCGGGGTGTGCGGCGCACCCTGGGCGAGCCGACGCCGTACCTCAAGCGCGAGATGCGGGTGGCCCACATTCAGCACCGGCCGACCCTGACCGGCTGGAAGGTCGACGTCCCCGTCCTGCGCGGGCTGGTCGACGCGGAGGCGGACAAGCGGCGCCAGTCGCTGGAGTGGCTGCACGAGAACTGCGGCGTGCCGCTGACCCGGTCGGTGGGCAAGGGCCGGGGCAAGAACCGCGTCTTCACCGACGAGCCGATCAAGTCCCCGCTGTCCACCACCGAGGGCCGTGAAGCCATCATCCGGGCCTTCGCCGACCGGGGCGCCACGTCGTACCCGCAGACGGCCTCCGGGCTGATCAGCCTCAACAAGGACGCGCTGGGCGAGGGCAGCTACATGCGCGGCAAGGGCGCGGACGCGAAGCAGATTCCGGGCATGCTCAACCCCAACGCGCTGCGGTTCTTCTCCGAGCGCGGCGCCGACGTGGATGCACTGCGTGAGATGTGCGGCCACATCGTCACCGTGACCTCGTCGGTGCAGAAGTACCAGGAGATCATGGACCACCTCGTCGGCGACCGGATCCACCCGCAGGTCGGCGACCTTCAGGGCGCCGGCCGGTGGGCGTACGTCCGCCCGTCGGTTACCAACATGGCCAAGCGCGGAGGCAAGGTACACCAGCGGCGCCCGCTCATCGCCGACGACGGCCACGTGCTGATCTGCTTCGACCTGGACCAGGTCGACATGCGCGCCATTGCCGGGCACTGCCAGGACCCCGCGTACATGCAGAACTTCGCGCCTGGGGCCGACGCACACTCGATGGTCGCTGAGACCGTGTTCGGGACGTCGGAGGGCGAGTGGCGTGAGTACGCCAAGCGCATCGGTCACGGCTGGAACTACGGGATGTCCGTCAAGGGCATCGCGAACAGCGGTGTGGAGATGGAGCTGGCGCAGAAGTTCGACGACCAGATGAACGCGCAGTACCCCGTGCTGTGCGCCTGGAGGCAGGAAGTCCGGGAGCGGGCGGCGGCCGGCGAGCTGCTCGACAACGGGTTCGGTCGGCTCATGCGCTGCAACCCCGACCGTGCATGGACGCAGGCCCCGGCGCTCATGGGCCAGGGCGGCGCCCGGGACATCATGTGCTCGGCCCTGCTGCGCCTCGTGGACATGATCCCCGAGGCGCTGGAGTGGCTGCGCTGCGTCGTGCACGACGAGGTGGTCCTGTGCGTCCCCGAGCATATGGCGGAGGGCGTCAAGGAGGCCGTGCTGGAGGCGTTCACGTTCGAGTTCAAGGGCGTGCCCATCACCGCCGGTGCGAGCAAGGCGGCCCGTGACTGGGCTTCCTGCTACGCGAAGGACTGACGGCCATGACGACGATCGGTACGGAGATGTGCCCGGCGTGCGGCCGGGTGGTGTGGCTGGTCCGGCTGCACACCGGTCCGGCGTACTGCCATGTCCCTCGGACGTACGGCGATGTGCCCTGCCTGGGTATGGAGTTCACCTGGCCCGATGAGGCCGAGGACGTCCGGCGTATCCGGGCGCAGGGTGGCGAGCGGCTGCGTCTGGCGGCTCACCCGTGAGTCGGTGCCGGGGCGGCTCTGAGGGGTTGTCCCGGCACCGCGACCGTGGTTTAATTAAATCGAATGGTCCGGCTGGTCGCCGGGCCACGACCAAGGAAGGCGGGACCCATGGACCACAACCCCCTGGACGACGTCCGGGTGTCCGACCTCACCAGGCAGGGCGCCGAAACTCAGGTGAGCGGCAGGGAGGCCGTGTCGGACCCCGACAAGCGGGACGTCCTGAACCACGTCGACCCCGTTCTGCACCGGTTGGTTGGCACCGACCCCATCTCGGCCCGACGCTTGACGCCGGCCGAGCGCGCGGAGGCGTGGAACCTGACGTACCCCGAGGGCACGCCGGTGCGGTACTGGACCGGGGCGCGCGAGGGCGCCGGCCAGAAGGGGCGCACCCGCAGCGCGGCGTGGGTGACCGAGGGACACACCGCCGTCGTGTTCGTCACCGGGCATGGCGCGTGGATCGCACTGACGCACGTCGAGTCGATCCCGGAGACGGAGGGCTGACCATGGCGGCGCAGCGTGAAGTGATCGAACCGCGCACCCACGAAAGTGCGACGGCCTACCGGAGCTGGCTCCGCAAGATCGGGCGGTCTACCTACCGGTTCAGGACGATGTCCCGGACCGACGGCAAGTGGGAGGTCCGCGTGGACCGCTCCATCGGCGGCCGTGGACGGCACTGGGAGACGGTGCACCACTGGAGCGGCGAGGAGGCCGAGTCGTGAGCCCCATGACGGTGCAGGAACTGAGGCTGCGTCACGCGCAGCTCTCCCACCAAGCCGAACGGCTCCGGCAGGAGCAGCGGAGCATACCTGCCCTGAGCCCCCGCGCGTCCGCCCTGGCCCGCAAAGTCAGGGACGTGCAGGCACGGGCCGACGACTACGCGACGATCCTGAGCAGCATCGAGACCAAGGAAACGAGGAAGACGGCATGACGATCGCAGCGGGAAAGATCAAGGCCCTGCGTGAGGCTCTCGTCGAGCTGGGGCAGGACGTGTCCCGTCTGAACGACGACGAGCTGGTGACCCTGGCCCTCGGCCGTGGCGCCGGCCCCGTCCCCGCGTGGGCCCGCAAGAACGCGGCCGATCGCATCGCCTCGCTGCGCGAGGAGTACGAGCGCGCCGGCGAGGACGTGACCGGCCTGTCCGACGCGGAGCTGCTGAACCGCGAGGTGGAGCAGGCGTATGCAGAAGCACGGCGCCACCACAACGCCTACAGCACGCTGCTCCAGGACCGGGTGAATCACGACCGCTCGGTCTACGCGGCGGCCAATCGTCAGGCCAAAGAGGCGGTGGAGGCCCGGGGAGGCATGTACCTGGAAGCCATCGTCCGTCGGTCGGCCCTGCCCCTCACCGGCCTGGTCTACCGCGTCTCGGAACTGCCCGAGCGTCCCGGCCCGAAGGTCGTGGAGGAACTCAAGAACGCGGCGCAGCGGGTCCGGTGGCAGTTGGACGGCGTGGTCACCCGGGGCGTGCTGGACGAGGTCGCCCGGACCGACGAGGGAGTGAAGCTGGTCGACGCGCAGTCAGCCGAGATCCAGCGCCTGCGCGAGTTCATCACCGAGCAGGGCCGCAGGCTGCACAGCGAACACGGCGAGAAGGTGGAGCGAGTGTCCGGCCGGTGCGAGTGCCCCGGCTGCGACCTGGTCCGGGACATGGACCTCGCCGGTGTGGACGGCGCCCCGGCGGTCGGGGAAGCGGCGTAGCGATGCCGTGGACCAAGGAAGGGTGGCGCACGGACGCCGGGGCCCCGTGCCCCGGCGCTCCCGGTCAGCCGGCGGACCTGCACGACGTGTGGGGCTGCGGACGCTGCAACCCGATCACGCACGAGGCGCCGGCCAAGGAAGCGAGGAACGAGGAATGAGCGTCAACGTGGAGTGCGACCGCTGCGGGTTCCAGGAGCAGACCTCCGGCGTGATGCTGTTCGCCGGGCTCACCGGCCCAGCCATCCCGACGGCCCGGCCCGAGCTGCCGGACGGCTGGACTCGTCCGGCGCTGCCCACTGAGGACGGCGAACTGCGCAAGCAGGAGCTGTGCCCTGGGTGCAAGGCGGACCTGTTCCGGTTCATGGCTGGGGCGCGGGTTGTCGATGTTCAGCCGATACCGGTGCGGTCGACCGTGTGCCGGTCCTGTGGTCACGCCTCGCACGACAAGCCGTGCCGTGAGCTGACGATGCCCGGGGCGCCGGGCGACGTGGACGAATGCGGGTGCCTGGCAGGAGTGGACACGGCCGAGGCTCTGTCGGAGCAGCTCTGCCCCGACTGCGGCCACCTGCGCCACAGCGATCCGTGTCCCGACCACGTCTCCGAGGTCGGTCCGTGCGGCTGCAAGAGCCTGACCCCGCGCAACGAGATGGAGAGGCTGGGCGTCGATGACTGAGGAAGCGCCGCCAAGGCGCACACGGCTGATCGTGGACATCGAGTGGAACGGCCCGGACTCCGGGCGCCTGGCCCGGGAGGAGTACTACTACGAGGACCGAGAGCTGTCCCGCGTGGCGGCCGGGTGGATCGAGGACGTGTTCACCGACCGGGACGACTCGCCCCGCGTCACCGTGACCGACGCGGGTTCCGACGCGGCGGCCGACCGGGGCCGGGACGCCGGGGAGGCGCTGACCTCCGTGCGGACGGTGCTGTCCCGGGCGGAGACGGCGCTAGGCGAGCTGGGGCCCGATGGATCCAAGACGGAGTGGCCGCCGAGAACCGGCGACCGGGAGCAGGACGCCTACAGCGTGCGACTGGCAGGGACGTTCGAGGATCCCGACGCCCCGGCCATGCGAGCTGCTCTGCGGGCCGTCGTAGCGCTGCTGGGGCCCTGGCGGAAGACCGGGCGGCCCACGCGGTCCACCTGCCACTGACCCGCCGCCGAACCGACGAAGCCCCGGAGCCTTCGCGGCCCCGGGGCTTCGTCGTGCTCCGGAATGATCATGGGGTGTTCCGGCCGTACCATCCCCGCGTCTGTCGGCCAGGCGAAGGGGAGACGATGACCACGACCGTCGGGACCGAGCGGGTTCCGCTGGAAGACCTGACCCCGTTCGAGGGCAACGCGCGCCGGGGCAACGTCGAATTGGTCCTGGACTCCCTTCGGGCCAATGGTCAGTACAAGCCGCTGGTGGTACGGCAACAGGACGAGACGCTGACGATCCTCGCCGGCAATCACACCTACCTCGCGCTCCTGCGCCACGAGGAGGACGAGCGAGCCGGCTGCCAGGACTGGGAGCTGGCCAACGACCGGCCGTGCCAGATCTGCACCGAGGTGGACCGCGAGGACCCGACGGCGCTCGCGCACCTCGTCGAGTGCGACGACGCGACCGCGACACGTATCAACCTGGTCGACAACAAGGCGGCCGACGAGGGCGACTACGACCGCGACGCCCTGGACGCGCTGCTCGCCACGCTGGACGACGACTTCGTGGGTACGGGGTACGGGCCGAGCGAGGCGGAGCTGTTCACCGAGTTGCCCTCAGCCGTCGAACCTCCGCCGTCTCTGGACGACCTCGCGGAGGAGTACGGCGAGCCGCTGGAGACCGACCTGTGGCCGGTCATCCGGGTCCGGGTCCCGCCGAACGTCCGTGACGACTTCTACGACGTGACGAAGGACTGCGAGGACCCCGGCGACGATTCCGTCCGTTTTATGTTCCTCGTGCAGCGGGTGAGGGCTGGGGAGTGACACCGCTGCGCTGCCTGTTCTCCTACGCCTTCTTTCGCAGCCGGGACCTGGCGGAACTGACGGCGGAACTGCGTACGCTTTACGGCGGGCCGGTGGAGATCTTTGCCGACTCGGGCGCCTTCTCCGTTGCCACCACCGGCGCCACGGTGAACCTGAAGGACTACGCGGCCTGGCTGGAGGAGTGGTCTCCGGTCATCACCACGGCGGCGACCCTGGACGTCATCGGTGACGCCGACGCCACACACCGCAACACCGAGGCCCTGCTGGGCGCCGGTCTCCGGGTCCTGCCCACCTTCCACGTCGGCACCCCGTGGCCGGTGCTGGAGCGGCTGTGCAAGACGTATCCGTACCTCGCTCTCGGCGGCATGGTTCCGTACTCCAAATACCCCGACGAGGTGCTGCGGTGGTTGGTCAAGGCGTTCCGCATCGGTAAGGAGTACGGCACGGTCTTCCACGGCTTCGGCCAGACGCGGTTCGCCACCGTCGCGGCTCTGCCGTTCTACAGCGTGGACTCCTCCGCCTGGGGAGCAGGCTCGCGCTTCGGTCAGATCCCACTGTGGGACGAAGGCAGGGCCCGGCTCGTCCAGGTCTCCCAGCCCGCGCCGGCCCGGAAGTACTCCAGGCTGCTGCGCTCCCACGGAGCCGACCCGGAGCTGGTCGGCCGACCCGGGTTCGCCCAATTCACGCGACGGGCCCCGGAGCAATACGCGGTAGAAGCACAAATGATGCGCGGGGCACCAGCCGTCGCCTTCCACCGGTTCGGCGAGTGGCTGTCCCGCCGCCACCAAGTCCCCGCGCCGACGGGCTGGAGACACCCGGGCACGGTGCTGTTCCTTGCGGACGCCCTTGCGGCTCGGTTCAAGCAGGCCGCGCGGGCGCTCCGGGCAGAGCGAGACAGTGCCCTCGGGGGTGTCGCATGACGTTCCGCTTTCTGATGTCGTTCCACTACGGGCGCGGCAAAGATCTCCAGGCCATCGCGGACGCAGCCGGCGGATTGCCCGTGGAAGTGTTCGCCGACTCGGGCGCGTTCTCCGCCGCCACCCTCGGCACGACCATCCGCCTCGCCGACTACGCGGCCTGGCTGAAGGACTGGCAGCACCTCATTACCACAGCGGCGACGCTCGATGTCATCGGTGACCCGGACGCGACGCAGCGCAACACGCTCGCGCTGGAGGACATGGGACTGAACGTCCTACCGGTCTTCCACACAGGTTCCCCGTGGGACCGGCTGGAGAAGCTGTGCGCGCAGTACCGGTACGTCGCTCTCGGCGGCATGGTGCCGTACACCCGGATGTACGGCGAGGTCATGCGCTGGCTGGTCAAGTGCTTCCGCATCGGCAATGAGCACGGCACGGTCTTCCACGGCTTCGGACAGACCAACTCCACAGCCATGGCCGCGTTGCCGTTCTACTCGGTGGACTCCTCCACCTGGAGCCATGGCGCCAAGTTCGGTCTGCTTAAGCTCTTTGACGAGAGGGCGGGTCGGATCGCGCAGGTAGTGGTGGGAGACCGCGCCGGCGCCCGCAGACGTGCTGCGCTCATCCGCACATACGGAGTTGATCCGGACGCGGTTGCCTGTTCAGGGTTCGGGCTGAAGGCCGACAAGACTCCCGAGCGGTTCCGCTACGAGGACCGCTTGATGCGCGGCGTCCCGGCCCTCGCCTACCACCGGCTCGGGCAGTGGCTCCAGCACCGTCACGACGTCACCCCGCCGCCCGGCTGGACCTCCCGGGGCACCTGCCTGTTCCTCGCCGACACGACCATCAGCAACTTCATCCCGGCGGCTCAGGCCATCACCGCCGACCTACGGAAGGACACTCCGTGATCAAACCCCTCGCCGTGCTCTCGTTCTCCGGGGGCATGGACTCAACGACACTCGCCGCCCACTATGCCCGCAAGGGCTACGACCTGCTCCTGCTGTCGTTCAACTACGGCCAGCGTCACCGGCGGCGCGAGCTGGAGGCGGCGGCCGGTATCGCCGGGTACCTGGGCGCGGAGCACCACGTCGTGGACCTGTCGTCCATCGCCCCGCTGCTGCCCGGATCCTCCCTCACCGACCCCGACGTGGACGTGCCGGACGGACACTACGCGGCCGAGTCGATGAAGGCCACGGTGGTACCGAACCGCAACGCCGTCATGGCGTCCATCGCCATCGGGGTGGCCTCGGCCCGGGGCGCGGAGCTGATCGGCCTCGGCGTCCACGCAGGCGACCACGCCATCTATCCGGACTGCCGACCGGAGTTCGTGGACGCGCTGCGCGAGCTGGCGGCCGTCGCGCTCAAGGGCATGCACACCCCGCAGATCGTCACCCCGTTCGTCGACCGGACGAAGACAGAGATCGCGGCCTACGCGGAGACCATCGGTGCTCCAGTGCACATGTCCTGGTCCTGCTACAAGGGCGGCGAGGTGCATTGCGGTACCTGCGGGACGTGCACCGAACGCAAGGAAGCCTTCGCTGACGCCGGGATCACCGACCCGACGGAGTACGCGGCATGAACAGCGTGACGGTGAAGCACAACTTCGAGACGGCCCACCGGCTGCCCGAACTCGGGGGCAAGTGCTTCAACCTGCACGGGCACTCGTGGTGGGTGGAAATCACCGTGGCGGCTCCCGCACTCGACGAGGCGGGGATCGTCGTGGAGTTCGGCGCGTTCAAGCGTGCCGTGCGCGAGTGGATCGACACCCACCTGGACCACGGCGCGATGCTCGGTACCGATGACCCGTTGCGGGCCGTCCTGTGCTCCATGGGCTGCAAGGTCTTCGAGTTCGAGGACTCCTGGCCGACCGTGGAGGCGACGGCGGAGCTGCTGGCGTCCATCGCCTCGGGGATCCTCACTCAGGTGCCGCACGCCAAGGGCGCCCGGGTGGTGAGCGTGGACGTACGGGAGACGGCCGTCAACGAGGCGTCGTGGACCGGGGAGCCGGGGTGACGGGGGAGCGGCCGTCACTGGTCGTCTCCGAGATCTTCGGCCCCACGGTGTCCGGCGAGGGCCCGACGCTGGGGCAGCGGTGCGCCTTCCTGCGCCTCGGGGGCTGCAACCTCACATGCTCGTGGTGTGATTCCGCGTTCACCTGGGACGCCGGCCGGTTCGACTTGCGCGCCGAAATGCGTCGCATGGACGCCGACGACATCATCGAGCGGCTGCTGGCCACCGGGTGCCGGTTCGTCATCATCTCGGGCGGCGAGCCCCTGCTTCAGCAACGCTACGCCGGCTGGAACGCGGTGCTGCGCGGGTTGACCGGCGCCGGTGTGAGGGCGGAGGTCGAGACGAACGGAACGGTGGAGCCGACGGAGGAGACGGCGAAGCTGATGACCCGTTTCACCGTCTCGCCGAAGCTGGCGCACTCCGGGGTTGCCGAGGACCGCCGGATCAACCCGGTGGCGCTCAAGTCCCTCATGGCCACGGGGAAGGCGGTGTTCAAGTTCGTCTGCCGTGACGCAGCCGACGTCACCGAGGCGGCCGAGCTGGCTGCCGCGCACGGCATCCCGGCCCGCCGGGTGTGGGTCATGCCGGAGGGCACCGACTCCGCCACCCTGGCCGGCCGGCTCGGTGTCATCGCCGACCCGGCGGTGGCGGCCGGATTCAACGTGACCACGCGGCTTCACGTGCACGCGTGGGGAGATGAGCGAGGCCGATGAGCGAGACGACCGTGGAAGACCTGTTCGTCACTGGACTGCGTGCCTGGTTCACCGCCCGGGGTCTGGACCCCGACTCCGAGGCCCTGGCAGGGACGCCGACGCGGATGCTACGGGCGCTGGAGGAGTTCACCGGTGGCTACGCGCAGGACGCCGGCGCGCTGCTGGAGCGGACGTTCGAGGTGGACCGGGGCGGTCAACCCATCGCGGTGACTGGCGTGGAGTTCACGTCCGTCTGCGAACACCACTTGCTGCCGTTCACCGGCACGGCGGACATCGCCTACCTGCCCACCCCCGGCGCGAGGGTGGCGGGGCTGTCCAAGCTGCCCCGCGTCCTGGACGTGTACGCGCGGAGGTTGCAAACCCAGGAGCAGCTCACCAAGCAGGTGACCGACGCGCTGGACAAGCACCTCGACGTCCTCGGCGCCGCGTGCGTGATCCGCTCCGAACACGGCTGCCTCGCCCACCGTGGGGCACGCAAGCCGGGGGCGGTGATGGTCACCGCGTCGTACACCGGGGTCTTCCTGGACGACCCCCAGCAGCGCGCGGACCTGTTCGACCTCATCGGGCCTCCGGGGCGGCACCCCCGACGGGGCTGGTGACGGGTGGAGATCCGTTAACCGTTAGGGAGGCTAAGAGCCATGGCGAAGGGTGACCCGCCCAGCCACCAGCCGAGCCACCGGGCCGTGGTGGCGCAGCGGCGCGCACGGGCGATCGAGCTGAAGAACCGTGGCCTGTCCTGGCAGCAGGTCGCCGAGCAGATGGCCCCGCACTACGTGGACTCAGACGGCAACCCGTCGGCCGCTGCCGCGTGCGTGGACGTCTCCCGCGCGCTGAAGCAGGCCAACAAAGAGCTGAGCATGAGCTTGGAGGAGTACCGCGAGGCCGCGCGGATGCGGCTGGACGGGCTGCGCCGGCAGGTCCACGCGGTCCTCGCCCGGCCGCACTACGTGCTGCACGCGGGGCAGATCGTCCGCGACGAGGACGGCCAGCCGCTGCGCGATGACGCCCCAGTGCTCGCGGCCGTGGACAGGCTGATGAAGATCGAGGAGCGGCAGGCGAAGATCGACGGTACGGACGCGTCGGAGAGGCTGACGATCGCTCTGGACCGCCGGGTGGACGAGGAGACGAACGTAGTCGTGGAGGCGATCCTGGCCGGCGCGAACGCGATCGAGATGGAGCCCGCGCAGCGGCAGCGGATGCTGGAAGCGGCCGGCGCGCATCTGCGGGTTCTGGAGGGCGAAGTCGTCGGCGAGGCCGAGGAGCCCGGAGAGTAGCCGCGCCCCGTTCGGGTATGAAACCCGTTGTCACTTAGACCGAACCGCCCGGCGCCGCACCGGGCGGTTCGGCGATTTCTGGGTCCATGGCTACCATCCGGCCACGATCAGAGACCGAGGAAACTGGTGGCGTATGCACGTTCTGCTCACGGGTGCGGCGGGGTTCGTCGGAAGCCACGTTCTGCGCCATCTGCTGACCAACACGGACTGGCAAATCACCTGCCCTGTGTCCTTCCACCACAAAGGCTTGCCCGCCCGCATCGCCTCGGCAGTGTGCGACACCGAATGGCAGGACCGGGTGCACACGGTGCACTGGGACATGCGGGCGCCGGCCGACCCGCTGACGCTGCACCAGTTCGAGGACTGCGACGTCATCATGAACGTGGCGAGCGAGAGCCACGTGGACCGCAGCATTTCCCACCCGGTGACGTTCGTGGAGAACAACGTCTCCCTGATGCTCAACGTCCTGGAGGTGGCGCGGGCTATCGGGCCCCGGGTGTTCCTCCAGATGTCCACGGACGAGGTGTACGGCCCGGCGTACGGCGAGTACAAGCACACCGAGTGGGAACCGGCCGTACCGTCGAACCCGTACTCAGCGAGCAAGGCGGCGCAGGAAGCCATCGCCATCAGCTACTGGCGGACCTACGGCGTGCCGGTCGTCCTGACGAACACGATGAACATCGTGGGCGAGATGCAGGACGGGGAGAAGTTCCTGCCGAAGATCATCAAGAGTCTGCGCGACGGTCGGTCCATCACCGTGCACACCGCGCCCAACGGCACTCCCGGCAGCCGGTTCTACCTGCACGCGCGCAACCTCGCGGACGCCTGGCTGTGGCTGACGCGGCGGTACACCGAGGATGAGCCCGAGGTGCGCACCCTCGGTGGCGAGACGATCCGGGTCGACATGGGCCCGGCCCGGTACCGCGACGGCGTGTTCACCCGTCCGGAGCGGTACAACATCGTCGGCGAACGCGAGGTGAACAACATCGAGCTGGTGCACATGATCGGACGCGTCATGGGCCTGGACTCCGACGTCGTGGACGACTTGATCGAGCCGGTCTCCTTCCACGCTTCGCGACCCGGCCACGACCTGCGCTACGCCCTCGACGGCTCGAAGATCGCGTCCCTCGGGTGGAAGCCTCCTGTGCCGCTGGAGCGGTCCATCGAGCGCACGGTGCGCTGGTCCCTGGCCAACCCGATGTGGCTGGCGCTGTAGAGCGGAGGATGGTTTAACAAAACCACCTATGGGGGATTTAACTAAATGAGAGAGTCCTGGCAGGCCCGGCGGAGAGCACCCGAGCCGTCGCCAGTCGACAAGGGCCCCGGGTCAGTGGACGTGACCCGGGGCCCACCCAAATCTACGGAAGGAGCGGCCACCGTGGACACTGCGCAGCAGCCCGTCGTCCTGACCGAGCGTCAACGCCGTGTGCTGTGGCTGGAGTCCATGGGGTACACCCGCAGCGGCATCGCCCAGGAGACCGGCTGGTCGCTGAGCAACGTCAAAGACCTGTGTCTGCGCACCCACCGCAAACTCGGGGCCGCGAGCGCCGCTCAGGCGGTCCGTATCGGACTGCTGGACGGCCACATCGGGCCGTACGAGGACTGCGGGTCTCTGGCCGCCTACCGGCGCCACATCAAGCGGGATGAACCCACCTGCCCTGCGTGCAAGCGGGGCAACAGAGAGCGGGCCGAAACCGACGCCCTGCTCCGCTCTCAACCACAGCTCGCCGAACCACACATCCGTCTGCTCCGCGCGATGCACGCGGGCCGTAGCAACCTTCAGATCCGGCACGCTTGGAACATCGACGAGCGCACCCTGTCTCGCCTCATCGCGTCCACGTACGCACTGCTCGGGGTGAGCCATCTCGCCTCCGCCGTACGGCGTGAGGCCGCCCTGCGCGCGGCTGAGTCACGCGGCCTGCTCACGCCGCAGCCGCCCACACAGCCGAGCCCCGGACAGCCTGCCGTGCGCCTGTCGGACACGCAGGTGAAAATCCTGGTCGAGCTGGAGGCGGGAGCGTCCATCAACGGGGCCGCCAGGAACCTGGGGTACCACCCGGGCACCTGCGCTACGAGGCTTAGTGAGGCATACCAGCGCCTGGGCGTGGCATGGATGGACAAGGACGTCCGCCGGGCCGAGGCCCTGCGCAAGGCTCGTGCCCTCGGCCTGCTGCCCGAACCCGCTCCCGACCGGGGCAGTTTGGCCGTTTCGTGACCCGGCCGTACCGTGCCGGGCCGGAGGTGGTCACACAATGGCCAAGCACCATACGTTCGTCGGCACTGCCCTTGCGGGCACCGCTGGCGCCGTTGTCACCCTGCTGAGTACCAGCGCCCCGGCCCAGGCCGCGAGCCTGACGACCTGGGACAAGGTCGCCAAGTGCGAGTCCGGCGGCAACTGGTCGATCAACACGGGGAACGGGTACTACGGCGGACTCCAGTTCAGCGCATCCACTTGGGCGGCCTTCGGAGGCCGCCATTTTGCTTCCCGCGCAGACCTCGCGACCAAGGCGCAGCAGATCACCGTGGCGGAGAAGGTACTCGCCGTCCAGGGCCCCGGCGCCTGGCCCGTCTGCGGCGCCCGCGCGGGACTCGCCAGAGGCGGTGCAGCACCGGACGTGCAGACGGCCCCGGCCAAGGCTCCGCAGGCGAAGCCCCGGATGGCCGGGACGAGCGTCTCGGCCAAGGCCGTGGCCTACGCCCGCGCGCAGCTCGGCAAGCCGTACGTCTACGGCGCCACCGGCCCCGGCTCCTACGACTGCTCCGGGCTCACCATGTCCGCGTGGAAGGCCGCAGGCGTCTCCATCCCGCGCACCTCACAGGCCCAGTGGTCCGGACTCACCCGCGTGCCCCCCTCGGCCGTGCAGCCCGGAGACCTCGTCGTCTACAACGGCGCGGGACACGTGGCCCTGTACGTCGGTGACGGGCAGATCATCGAGGCGCCGCGCCCCGGCAAGTCCGTGCAGACGGCCCCCTGGCGGTCCGGCTGGTACGCCACGAACTTCGTCGGCGTCGTCCGGCCGGCCGGCGCCTCGGTGGCCGTGCAGAACGCCGCGCCGGAGCGGGAGCAGGCGGCACCCGTCGACCGGGGCAGTGTCCGCCCCCTCGCCCCGGTGAAGGCGTCCGGCCGGTACACCGTGCGAGCTGGTGACTCCCTGTCGGCCATCGCCGAGGCGCGCGGACTGGACGGCTGGCAGCGGCTGTTCGACGCTAACCGGGACAAGGTCCGGACCCCGGACCTCATCTTCCCCGGCCAGGTGCTGCGCATCCCGGATGCCGCGTGAGCGCCGTGTGGATCACGGCCCGGTGTCCGGCATGCGGCGGCAGCAACTCTCTGTTCGTCGCCGAGGGCGGGTTCATCACCTGCGCACGCATCGAGTGCCCGAACCCCGAGGCGGCGCATGCCGCCCTTGAAGGTGACGTGAGCGGGGTGCTGACGCGTACGACGGGAGCGCGGCCCGGGGTAGTGCCCGCCGTCGGTGGGGAGACCGCACCGATACCGCCGTCCTAGGTGGCGGACAGGTCACTCAATCTGGAGCCCGCCTTGCCCCCGTGAGGCGGGCTCCGTCGTGCTCCGGAAACCGTGCGCCGCCGCGCGACCGACAATGACCTTCATGGTGGATCGGATGCTGAGCCGCGCGGCGGCGGACAAGCTGCTGATGCACGCGCGCCTGGTGACCGAGCCGCGCTGGACCCCGCTGCCCCACCAGGTCCCACCCGAGGGCGACTGGTACGGCTGGCTGCTCCTCGCCGGCCGTGGCGCCGGCAAGACGGACGCCTGCGCGCGGTACATCCACGAGCACGTCATGGGTCCGCCGTGCTTGCCCGGCCCCGTGCCGCACTGGATCGGCATCATCGCCCCCACCCTCGGCGACGCGGTCACGTCCTGCTACGCGGGGCCGTCCGGCCTGCGGGTGCACAGCCCCGAGGCGGTGATACGGACCGTGCAGGGCGGCACGGTCATCCGCTGGCCGAACGGCTCCGAGGCGAAGATTTTCGGGGCGCACTCGCCCGAGGACGTCGAGCGCCTCCGGTCCGGTGGCAATCGCTGCACCGTATGGGCCGAGGAGCTGGCCGCGTGGCGCTACCTGGATCAGACGTGGGACCAGATGCGGTTCGGTCTGCGCACCGGCCCGCGTCCGCACTGGATCGCATCCACCACTCCCAAGCCCCGAACCCTGATCAAGAAACTCGCGGCCGGCGAGATAGCCAACGTCGTACGTACGCACGCGTCCATGTACGACAACCCGCACCTTCCCGAGGACATTCGTAGCGCACTGGAAGACGCCTACGCGGGCACGCAGATCGGCCGCCAGGAACTCCACGCGGAGATCATCGACGCCGACGAGAACGCGCTGTGGTCCCGGCCGATGATCGACGACCACCGGGTGCGCCCGAGCGACCTGCCGTCCCTGATGCGTACGTCCGTCGGCGTGGACCCCTCGGGCGGCCGGGGCGAACAGGGCATCGTCGTGGTCGGTAAGGCGATGCAGGAGCACCTGCGGGTGGTGAATGGTCAGGAGCGCCGGGCGCTGCTCGCACACGGATACGTCCTGGCCGATCGCTCGTGCCACATGTCCCCGGACGGCTGGGGGCGCCGGACGGTCCAGGCGGCCGTCGACTTCGAGGCGGACGACATCTGCGTAGAGGTCAACTTCGGCGGGGACATGGCCGTCCACACGATCCGGGCTGCCGCCGACGCCATGGGTGTCAACATCCCGATCAAGACCGTGCGCGCGACGCGGGGCAAGAAGGTGCGCGCCGAACCGGTCAGCGCCTTGAGCGAGCAGGGCCGTTGGCACATGGCCGGGGAATTCCCGGAGCTGGAGGACCAGATGTGTACCTGGTACGACGAGCTGGACTGGTCTCCGGACCGGCTGGACGCGATGGTGTGGCCGGCCTGGCACCAGCGGATCGTAAAGGCGACGATGACCGGCACGACGTCGTCCAAGGGCCTCGCCACGGCTACGCGGGCGATTGGGTGACGCGGGGTTGTCCGGCCGTACGGCAGTGTGGTTTAGTCAAATCATCAGTGACCACGGAACGAGGAGAATCCATGAAGGTCGACATCAACCCGTCGGACATCGCGGACACTCTCAAGGAGGATCTCTGCTGGGCCTCCGGCATCGGGTGGATGCTCTGGAACGGTGAGGTCTGGAACGAAGCGCAGGGGACCGAACCCGTCAGCCTGGTGAGCCGAGCGATGGACGAGATGGGGCACGCTCCACTCACCGCTCGGCAGATCGTGCACCAGCTCCAAGGAGTTCTGGAGATCGGAGCACAGTCCCTGGACGCCCACCCGCACCTGCTCAACGTGCAGAACGGCGTGGTGAACCTCAGTACCGGCGAGCTGCACCCTCACGACCCGACGCTGCGTCTGACCAAGGTGGCGTCCGTCGACTACGACCCCGAAGCGCAGTCCAACGCGTGGGACGAGGTGCTCTCAGCCATCCCGGCGCCCGCGCGGAACCAGCTCCAGACCCGCATCGCCGGGGCCGTGGCGGGTGGTCCGCTGGACGACGTCACGCTCATCCACGGCCCGGGGGCGTCGGGGAAGTCGACATTCGTGCAAGCGATCCGATCGGCTCTGGGCTCGTACACCCTGGCCACGGACGGAAGCCTGCGGGATCCGCTCGAACTGCTCGACCTTCGCGGCACCCGGCTCCTCGTGATGGACGACGCCGGGCCCGGCGACATGGACCGGGTGAAGCGGCTGACGTCCGTGGAACTCGTCCACGGACGTCGGATGCGGCAGGGCCCCATCACGTTCAAGCGTTCGCATAGCCTGCTCCTCATGACGAACCTGCCGCCGTCCGAGCTGACGACGGACGAGGGAACCAGGCGGCGCCTGCACCCGGTGGAGTTCACGAGCCTGCGCGAGACGGACCCGTCGTTGGGCCGACGCGTCCGCGAGCCCGAGGCATTGCGGGCCGTCCTGCGGTGGATCGTGGAGGGCGCCGTGCGCGGGTACGCGGCGGCCTGACCCGTTCAGCCCCGAAGCCCCGGCGCCCTCGCGGCCCGGGGCTTCGTCGCGTCCGTGAGTCGGCGATTCCCCGGACCTGCCCTACCCTGCGCGGGCCTACTCCGGGAGGACCCCGTGAAGCACTTCCGCCGCTGGGGCGCGGTCTACATCCTCGTCCTGCTGTTCGCCGGCTCGTGGGCCGGGCAGCTCATCGCCATGCAACCCAAGATCGACCAAGAGGGCTGGTCGGAGTTCTGGTCGGCCACGTTCGAGAACTGGCAGTCGGAGTGGCTCCAGCTCGTGTTCCAGGCCATCCTGCTGCTTGGCGCGAAGCACGTGATGTTCAAGGCCGACGCCCGGGACCTGGAGCGCATCGAGGCCAAGCTGGACCGCGCCCTCGGCTTGCCGCCTGGGGCGGATCGGTAGACCCGACCGGGTTGCGCGGTCGACCCGACTATGATTTAATTAAGTCATCGGGACAACGACCAAGGAATGAGGAACCTTTGATGAACGCAACGCAGGCCAAGAAAGCAGCGAGCACCAACTCCCGGGTTCGGATCAGCGAGCGCAACGACTGGGCCGCAGGCGCGGAAGGCATCGTGCTCGGATACCGTGCCGCCTCCGACAAGGTCTCGATTGGTTTCGTGGATGCCACGGGCAACCCCACGGGCGAGACCATGATGGTGCCGCGCTCGATGGTCGACCTGGTCTGACAGCCCCGAGCCCGAGCCCCGGCGCCCTCCCGGCCCGGGGCTTCGTTGTGCTCCGGATCGGTGATTCAGCGAATCTGCCCTACCCTTCCCGGCGACTGACCCTCGGGAGGCAATCATGGGCAAGGTCTACGGCCGGGAGCCGGCCGTGTGGCTGGCAGCCGTCGGAGCGCTGTGGCAGATCCTCTCCGCCTTCGGCCTCGGGTTCGACGACCAGCTCCAGTCCATCATCACAGCGGCTGTCGCCGCTGGGCTCGGTGTCATCGTCGCCGTTCAGGTCGGGGACGGAATCATCGCGGCCGTCAACGGCCTCGTGGTCGCAGGTGTGTCCCTCGTCAGCTACTTCGCCTTCGAGTGGGACGCCGAGACGCAGGCGAAGGTCGTCGGCGCCGTCATGGTGTTCGTCGCCTGGCGCTTCACGCGTCCGAACGTCACCGCGCCCGTGCCTGCGTCCGTCTCGCCTCCGGGGAAACTCGTCGCTTGACGGAACCTCGCCACCAGGCCGAACGTCTCCCTTATGGCGGGGCGCTCGGCCTGGTGGCCACCTCCAATCGTCGCCCGACAGGGCGTCCCGTTCTTCAGACCATGGAGCCCCGACTGTGCCCGTCTGGCTGCTCATCGCCTGCATGATCCTTGCCAACTACCGCGCGACGCGCCTCGTGGTGAAAGACGATTTCCCGCCCGTGCTGTGGCTGCGTGACAGGCTCGCCGGCGGGTGGCGTCCGCTCAGCATGAAGGAACAGGAGAAGTGGGCCCCGGCCAGTCCGTCGGACGACGAGCCGTTCGTCCGGCACCCCGCTCTCGGCATGCTGACGCTCGTCGATGGCCAGGTGAACCGCTACGTGCGCCGGACCAAGGCGTCGCCGTACTGGCTGGCGGAGCTGGTCAGTTGCCCGTGGTGCGTGTCCGGGTGGCTGTCCGCCGCCGTCACGGCCGCCGTGGCGTTCACCGTCGGCGTGCCCGCCCCGTTCCTCGTGTGGGGTGCGGTGTGGGCCGGCGCCGCGCTGCTCGCCTCGCGGGAGTGGGCGTGAACTCCCCGCTGCTGGTCCTCGCAGTCTCCTTCGGCCTGGCCACCGTCGCGTGGGCTGGCCTCGCCGTACACCGGTGGTGGACACGTCGGCGCAAACGCGCCCGGGGTGCCCAGCGCGGCCGGTAGCGTGCGGGCATGGACGTCACCAGGAACCCCGACGGAAGCCACAACCCGCCGTACGACCCCAACTGGCCGCCCCTTCTGGAGGTTCAGTGGACTGCCGGTGTCGCTGCCTGTGAGACAGGGCTGCGCATCCACGTCATCGAGCTAGACGGCGACAGGTACGCGGTACACGTCGGTGGCAGCGGCCAGAGCCCGATGGACCGGGCGAGCGTGTACGCCTTCCTGGACGGCGTCACCGCTGGTGCGCGGGAGGCCCGGCGGTGATCAAGTGGAGTGAGACGACTCTGGCCACTGTTGACGACGTCTACGACCGGGAGAACGCCAGCAACGGGTACTCCCGGTACGCGGAGTACCTGCGCCTGAACAACGGCCTGTTCCGGGACAGTTGGACCGACGAGCCTGCCCCGGTCAAAGACCCTGCGGAGTTCGCCGTGCACGCCTGGACCGTGGCCACCGGGCCCGTCATGGCTCCGGGGTACGTGCGGACCCGCCCGGATCTCCGCAACATCTCTCTGCACCGCGACGAGGACGATCACGGCCTGTACGCCGAGATCCGCGTACCCCTCGACCACCGTCAGATCGGCGGCGGGGCGAAGCGGTTTCCGTATGCCTGGCAGGACTGGGTGGAAGACCGGGGCTGGGGCGATACCGGCGAATACGCGGGCGTGCGGGAGCCTGACGACACCAAGCGGCTCGCCGTTCTCGCATCGGCCGTCATCCGCGTCCCTGGCCGTGAGTGGAGCCTGGTGACACCCACGGCGTATGAGGGCCGCACCCTGGCGGACGAGGCTCGGGAGACCGTCGCCCGGATCGCACGGTACGTCAACGAGGACGCTAGCCCGGTCGTAGCCAAGCTGCTGGAGTGACCGCCCGTTGTCAGTCCGTACCGGTAGCGTGCTGGCCATGACGACCACGGAACCCGTGTACATCCTGATCCACCCCGACGGCCGCGCCGAGTGGGGCGACCAGATCGCCGCAGCCAACGCGCAGTTGGGCCCGCACGGAATCGGCCGGGCCTTCCTCACCGACGGCTCCCGCTTGCGCATCGCCATGTCCGACTGCGCGCTGATCTTGCCCGACGTGTACGCGCCCAACCCGTACGCCGGGGCCGTGCTCGCGCACGTCGCAGGGCTCTCGCCGGCTGCGGGCCCCTCCGTCGGGCAGGAGACGCGCGGGCCGGTCGTCCTGTTCGGCTGGGACCCGCACAACGAGTGGGACAGCACCCGCCCGCTGACGGCCGCTGAACGGGGCACCATCGCGGAGGCACTGGAGTCCGCCGGGTGCACCGTGGCCTGACCGACCCCTACAGCCGAAGCCCCGGACCCCGTGGTCCGGGGCTTCGTCGTGTCACAGGAACCGGTCCACGAGGCCCTCGTACACCTTCACGGCCGCCGCCGCGTGCTCGCGCTTGAGCGCCTCGTCGTCCCGGCGCCGGATGTACCGCATCGTCGTGGAGATGTGGCTGTGGTCGGCGAACCGGCGGATGTCGTCCGGCGTCGGCTTCCCGTTCTCCGACTTCTGGCCCTCGTCGTACATGTGGGTCAGCTTGCTCGCGCGCAGCACGTGCGGGGTGAGGTCCCGGCCCGGGAGCACCCCGGCCGCGCGGCCGAGGCGGTTCAGCAGCCGGTCCACCGCGTGCCGGTCCATCGGCCGGTCATCGTCGTCCATGAACAGCGGTCCCGAGGTGCGCCCCTCCCAGCACCGGGCGCCCAGCTCGCACAGCAGCGGCGGCAGGGTGAACTTCCGGCCCTTGCCGCCCTTGCGGGTGAGGTCCAGCTTGCACTCGCCGCCGGTGGAGTCCATGTGGTGCAGCCCGGCCGCGCAGCACTCCGACACCCGGCCTGCCAGGGTGTAGATCAGCACCGGGACGAACGCCTGTCGGGGCGTCGCCGCCTGCTCGACAACAGCCTGGAACTCCTCCACCTCCAGAATCGGCGTCATCGCCGTCTCGTCGTGCTGGTCGATCACCGGCCGGTCGTACTTCGTGACGGGGTTGATGATCTCCAGCCGGGTGCGGAACTTCGTGTACTCGATCAGCGAAGTCAGCGACGACGCCAGCCGGTTGACCCGGCGGGGCCCGAGGCCGATGTCATCCGTCCACGCGCGCCAGGCCGGGATGACGTCGGACGTGATCGCCCCGAGGTACCACGGCTCCGTGCCGACCAGCTCCCGGCCGGCGCGCGCCCAGTGGCGGACGTCGTCGGCGTACTCGCGCCGGGTGCCGTCGGAGGTGAACCGCTCGGAGGACAGCCAGCCCACCACATGCTCGAACGTCTGCGCCTCGCACAACTCGTGCAGCAGATCGAGCCGGTGGACGCGCGGCCCGAGCCGCCGGGTGCGCGGGGCGCGGGGCGCGACGGTGCCCAGCCGCTCGCGCAGCCGCGACAGCGCGCGCAGCGCCGGGTCGTCAATGGTGAGCGTTCCGCGTTCCTTGGTCGTGATCGTCACGGCTGATGAGCCTACCGGGGTCCAAGATCATCCGATGCCAAACACACGTTTTGCGCGTCTCCCAGAACGATTCTGCGGGAGCGGAGTTCCGTGGCACTCTGCGGGTTGTCCGCTCGCCGCACCTGTGATTTAATTAAGTCATCGGGCAAGGGCCCGGGTGACCAAGGAAAGAGGGACCGACGATGACCCGACAGATGACCCAGACGGAGCGAGCCGCCCGCGACGCGATGGCGCCCTACGTCCGCAGCGGACTCATCAGTCAGGCCACCGCCAACAAGACGATCCGTGACGGCCTCGGCCTCGTCGAGCGAACCATCCGCGAGAACTACTCACCAGACCAGGCGTTCTACTACGCCGGCAAGATCGCCGAGGCGAAGGAGAAGCTCGAAACGGCGGCCGGCCTCGTGGGTCGCAAGATGGCCGCCGGCCGGCTGATGGTCCGCGAGATGTACGCGGCCGTGTACGCGGTGGTCCGCGAGGAGCGTGGCGACGAGGACGTCCCGATGGACCGGGCCGTGGAGGTCATGAGCACCGTCCGCGACACCGCGCGTGAGGTCCGCGAGGAGACGGAGACCTTCCGCGTGCTGATCGAGGTGCGCCACCCGAAGACCGGCGGCGTCATCGGAGCCGGCACCCGTGTGGTGCAGGCGGCGGACAAGGACGAGGCCGCGCAGGTGGCAGTCGCCGAGGCGGTGGCTTTCCGGGTTGAGAAGAACGCCAAGCAGCGCGCGGAGATGGAGCGCACCGGCCAGACCTGGCCGCTCCAGTCGGAGGACCCGAAGGACTACGCCGTCAAGAACGTCCGCCGCGCGCCGAAGCGCCGGGCCGTCGCGGCCTGACCCGTCGGCCCTGGGACACTGCGTCCCGGGGCTTCGTCGCGTTCGGGGTTGTCTGCTCGCCGAGTCTATGATTTAATTAAGTCATCGAGAGGGACGCAGACCAAGGAAAGAAGGAACCGACCATGACCCGCGAGACCGCTCCCCACATGATCCGCATCGCCGCCGTCCTGCGCGAGCACGAGGAGCTGCTGGCCGAGCACAAGATCTTCGGCATCGCCGGCATCGTCGACTACATCACCCGCGACGGCTACGGCCACCGCTACGACGCCGACAACCCCCTGCCCGGCCTGGCCGTCCGCATCGGCCGCACCGGCTCCCGCGTCGCCGGCATCTACCGCCGAAACCGCCGCGTCACCGACGTCTACGAGGTGGGCGTGGAGCGTGACCGCGTCGGCAACCTGCTGATGGACATCGCCAACAGCATCGACTCCCTGCTGACCGGCGGCGAGCCCGTCGGCGCCGTCCGTGCCTGACCGCAGACACGACGAAGCCCCGGAGGCCACCACACCTCCGGGGCTTCGCTGTCGGTCCCGGCCCGCGCCCTTGAGACCGGGTCCGTGGGGCTACGTCACACCGGCCAGTGTCGGCCGCCGACCGGGCCGAACGCGCCGGCGTAGACCTCGTGGAGGTAGTCGCCGGGCATCCACCGCGTGCCCCAGGCGCCCGCGATGAACCTGTGTCCGGAGCGGTTCAGCACATCGTGCAGCTCCGGGAACTGGCGTTCCATCAGCAAGGCTGACAGCTCCACAACCGCCGGGGCGGGGAGGGCTGCCGCGCCCTCGTAGCCGGTGGCCTCGTGCACGGCGGCCCGCACGGCCAGGACCCGGACCGCGTCGGCCATGCATCCGGAGACGTCGGGCATCTCCAGGTCGGCCGTCCACGTGGCGTGGATGGCCGCCGCGCGGTCGGCGATCTCGACGGTGGCAGGCAGTGCGATGGTGGCGGCCATGCGATCCTCCGTGGTCCAGCTCGGGTGTGATTAAGCGAATCAACGGGTACGCCCTTGTGAGTACCAGCCGGGTTCATCATGAACTCGGTAGCTCTGCACCAACGTACATGTACGACCCTGCCAGGGCAAGAGAGGTTCAATTAGTTGGTTCATCATGTACCTTGTACAGACACGCGCTCAGGAGGAAAACATGGCATATCGCAGCAGCGGAGCGGGGTACGCCGACGTGGCGGCCCACTTCCGCCGACTCATCGCGGACGGGGAGCTGGAGCCCGGAGACACGCTGCCGTCGGTGGACGGCGTCCGGCAGCAATTCGACGTGTCCGCCAAGACCGTGAGCCGGGCACTGAAGGTGCTGAAGGACGAGGGGCTGGTCGCGTCTCGCGGGGGCCTCGGTACGGTCGTGACCGAACGGCCGCGCATCGCGCCGGCGTCCGGGGCGGCCCGGGTCAACCGAGTCTTGAGGGGCGGGCCCAACTACGCTCCGGGCGAGACCTCTATCGGCCACACCGCGATGCTGCGTTCCTGTGCGGATCCGTTCGTCGCCCGGCTGCTCGGTGTGGAACTGCACGACGAGATCGTGATCCGGCGCCGGGTCTTCCAGCAGGACGGCATTCCGAAAGTGATCGGAATCGAGTACATCCACCCTCGTGCCCTGGCCGTCGTGTCGGACCTGCTCAAGCAGGGGCCGCGCGGCCCTGTGCATTGGCACGTGGAGTACACGCAGAGCACCGGTCAGCAGATCCACAGCTCTCCGGAACTGCGCGCGGCTCGGCACGCGACCCGCGACGAACTGGGTCTCCTGGGGGTCCAGCTTCCGCAGGCTGACGTGGCTGTGCCCGTGTTCGTGACGCACGTCGCGTACCACGATGAGGACGGCCCTCTTGAGGTGATGGAGGACGTCTACGCTCCGGGCCTCTGGCATGAGGCGAGCGCATGAGCGAGGGTGCTACACGTCTGTACGTGATCGGGGGTGACGGCCTGCCGCACGTAAAGATCGGTACGTCTGTAGCTCCGGAGAGACGCGCTCAGCAACTTCAATCGGGGTCGCCGTTCACTCTGTCCGTGCTTTGGCACTGCGTGGGAGATTTCACGCTGGAACGGCACCTCCACGGGGTGTTCGCGGGTCACCACGTCCGAGGGGAGTGGTTCGACCTCACTCCTCTCGGAGATCCCGTGAAAGCTGTGCAGAGAGCAGTTCGAACGGCGAATCTCAGAGACCCCGACGTCCGGGCAGCGGGGTACAGCGATCACCCGTGGGGTGCTCGTATCTGCGTGTCGGTTAGGTGCGTCTGGTGTGCGGGTGCATAAACACCCGGTCACCCGCTCATCCTGACCTGAACACCGGACCGTCTGTAGGAGGCGAGCGCATGAAGGTGAAGCAGATCAACTTGGACAACGAGGAGATGCCGGAGAGCGTCCTGGTGGAACTCTCGCACGACGAGGCCACCTATCTCGCGCTGTTGCTCGGCAAGCAGAACGAGACCACTGCCGAGGCGATTCTCCAGGGTGGCGGCCGACTCAACAGCGCCGTGTACGAGGGGCTGTCGGGAGGCTTGTTCAACCGGTTCTACGAGGACGGCGTGAGTGGCGCGGCCGATGTGGTTCGTACGCGTCAATGAAGGCTTTGACAACCCGACCAAGGAATAAGGAGCGAGACCATGAAGAACAAGCTGACCCCGATGATGATCGACGTGGACGTCCCTGGCTGGGAACTGGAAGGCGAAGTTCGCGACTGTCACGAGTCGTTCAGCGAGTCGGCCGCGCGGGACCTGGCGAAGGCCAAGACGTGGGCGAACCAGCGTATCGGGCGCCGGCTCGCCTGGCGCAAGGTGGTGGAGCGCGGGTTCGAGCACTACGAGGCCAACGCCGCCGAGGACCCCTGGGACGACTGAACCGAAGCCCCGGGGGGTGACCAACTCCGGGGCTTCGTCGTTGGACAACAGACCACGGAACGAGGAGTCGACATGGCCGTCCTCAGCATTGCCGCCACCGCTACGACCCCGGCCCACCTGGTGACCACGGGCGGTGCGCTCAAGGGCGTGTACGTCGCGGGAGTGTTCAAGGGGAGCGTGAACCCGATGGTGACCCAAGGGTTCTACGTCGTCCGCGACGCGTACCGCGAGACGGTCCTCAACCCGGACGACCGAGACGGTCTGTGGACCGACGAACAGGAGGCGCTCGACTTCCTCGCCCGCCTCTGACCCGTCCCACCCCACGGGCCCCGGAGTATCCCCGCTCCGGGGCCTTCGTGCGTGAGTAGGCGAAAACGACCTTTCGACGTATGGTCCGCCCGTTCGCCCGACTTCCTCGGGTCAGGGTGCACAGGGGTGTGGGCCCCGCCGGCTGTGGTGGATCGGCGGGGCCCACGTATGAACGGCTTCCGACGGGAGGACGAGATGCCCCGGGACTGGCTGCTCCGACAGAACAGCGAGCTGCGTCGCGAAGGGATCTTCAACTGGTCATTGCCGGCCTGGGCCGGCCGGCTGCCCGATGGCCGGACGTACAACACGTGTCCTTCGGCTTCCGCCTGCGCCCCTCTGTGTTACGCCCGGTCAGGGACTTACCGCTTCCCGAACGTCCTCGCCGCGCACGAGCGCAACCTGGTGATGATCCTGGACGACTTGCCCGGCTGGGAACGGCGGATGACCGAGGAGCTGACCCACCGCCGCTACCGGAACCGGCACGTGCGCATCCACGACAGTGGCGACTTCTTCAGCCGGGACTACCTCCAGGCGTGGCTGCGCATCATCCGTGCCACCCCTGCGACTGTCTTCTACGCGTACACCAAAGAGATCGCTCTGTTCGACGAGGTGGTGGCGCCGGACCCGCCGGACAACTTCCGCTGGTGCTACTCCCTGGGCGGCACCCAGGACCACCTCGTCGACCGCGAGCACGATCGGCATGCGGACGTCTTCCCTGATGAGGAGTCCATCGCCGCCGCCGGGTACGCCTCGCAGGAAGAGTCCGACCTGCTGGCCGTCTACGGCCCGCCGAAGGTGGGCATCCCGGCGAACAACATCCGCCATCTGCGCCGCCGTCAGGGCCTCGCGACCTTCGGCGAGTTGCAGGAGCAGCGCGACAACCGGCGGCGCGGCCCCGGCAAGCAGTACCGGTCCGGGCATCCGTAGCCAGGTATGCCGTGAAAACGGCTATTCAGGTGATCGCAGCTACCATGCCCACCGATCCGATCCGGGGAGGCTGCGTATGCCGTGGTACGACGTGTTCCGGGGGCGTCACGCGCACGAGCCCGCCCCACTGCCCGCGCCACCGCCCGAGGCGCTGACGGCCGCCGCCGCCGAACCACCGGGGCCCGAGACCAAGTTCCTGCGCCGTACGGAGAAGTGGCAGGAGGAAGTCTGGCGCTTTCACGACACGCTCGGGGAGTTCAACTACGGCGTGGGGTGGTTGTCGAACATGTTGAGCAGGGTGCGCCTGCGGGCGGCCCGGCTGAAGCCGGACAGCGACGAGCCCGAGATCGTCACCGCCGGCACGGCCGCCGAACTGATGATGCTGTTCGGCGGCGGAGTCGCTGGCCAGTCGCAGATCATGCGGCGGCTCGCGGTTCAGCTCTCCCTGCCTGGCGAGGGATACCTGGTTGGCGAGCAGGACGGCAAGGTGGAGCGCTGGCAGGTCCGGTCTGTGGACGAGATCCGCGTCCAGTCAGCCAAGTACCAGGTGATGGACGAGGACAGCGTCGCCACCGGGCAGGACTGGCGCGACCTCGCCCCGGAGCACCACGTCGTTCGCGTCTGGCGCCCGCATGACCGCTACTACCACATGGCCGACTCTCCGGCGCGCAGCGCCCGCGAGGTCATGCGTGAGCTGGAGCTGGTCAACCGGAAGATCGCGGCCGAGTACCTGTCCCGTCTCGCGTCCGCCGGACTCCTGCTCCTGCCCGATGAACTGAGCTTCCCGGTCCGCGAGGAGTTCGAAGAAGAGGACAACCCGCTGATGGCGGAGTGGATCGCCATCGCCGCTGCCGCGATCGAGAACCCGGGCACCGCGTCGGCGGTAGTGCCTATCCCGCTGGTGGGTCCGGCCGAGGCGATCGACAAGGTGAAGCACGTCGACTTCACCCTGAAGATCGACGACAAGATCATCGAGCGGCGGGACAGTGCGATCAAGCGTCTGGCCACCAAGCTGGACATGCCTGCCGAGATCCTGCTGGGCATGGGCGACGTCAACCACTGGGGCGCCTGGCAGCTTGAGGAGAGCGGGCTCAAGACCCACATCGCGCCCCTCGCGGAACTGATCTGCGACGCCCTCACACGAGGCTACTTGCAGCCCCGGCTGGAGGCGTCCGGCGAGGACCCGGATGCGTGGGTTGTCTGGTACGACATGAGCGAACTGGCCCTGAGCCCGGACCGCAGCGGCAACGCGACCCTGGCCTACGACCGGCTGGAACTGTCCGGCACGGCCTACCGGCGTGAGCTGGGATTCGACGAGGACGACAAGCCGACGGACGACGAGCTGCGGGAACAGGCTCTCAAGGTCATCATCCACACGCTGCCCTCCGGCGCCGCGTCCGCCCTCGCTCAGCTCATTGGCGAGGAAGTCCCGCAGATCGTCCCCGTTTCCCCGCAGGACCCAGGCACTGCCGAGGCCGTGCAGGAGGGGAACACCCCGCCGCCCGGAGGCGCGCAACCGTCCGAGAGCGAGGGTTCCGGGGCCCGTACGGTCTCGCCCGACGAAGCGCCTTCACACCGGCCGACGCAGGACGAGACCGGGCCGCCGGATCAGCAGGCCGCAGCCGAGCGGGCGGAGCGCCTTGTGCAGCAGGCCCGTACGCAGCACATGCTCCGCGTTGGGGCAGCCGGCCGCTGGGACCTGATGCACCCCGCCCTGTGCGATCAGCACGAGTACTCGTGCCCGTTCACGCACGCGGTCGCCACGTCCGCCCCGTCGGTGCGGCCCGGAGGCAGCGGGACGTACCTCTGCCACCTGGACGCCTTCGGCCGCCTGGTCATCGACGGTCGCAGTCCCTACGCGGACACCACCGGCATGATCACCACGTCCCTGATGCCGAGGGCGGTGAACGGCCATGCCCCCGCGCACTGACCACCAGCACCCGCCCGTGGTGACGGCCGCCGCCGACGGCTCGCACACCCAGGGCTGCATGATCGCCCTCATGCCGACGGCCGAGGACGCCGAGCGCCTCGCCATACCCGGCGGCGAACCGGCCGAGGAACTGCACCTGACGCTGTTCTTCCTCGGCGACGACGGCGCTTCATGGACGGAGGACCAGCGCAACGAGCTGGAGGGGATCCTGCGCCCGCTGGCCGAGCTGTACGAGTTGGGGCCTGTGCAGGCCAAGGCGTTCGGGGCCGCTCACTGGAACGGGGGCGGCGATTACCCGTGCTGGGTCTGGAACGTGGGTGACGCGGAGCCCGGCGAGCACGTCCCGCTGGACGGCCTGCTGAAAGTCCGGGCCTGCGTCACTGAGGCGCTGGAGTCCACGCACGAGCGGCCCGAGCTGCCGTCGCAGCACAGCCCGTGGGCCGCGCACGTCTGTGCAGCGTATAGCGACGATCCGGCACTCCTGCCCGAGTTGGAGCAGCGCCTGGGGCCGGTGACGTTCGACCGCATCCGGCTGTCCTTCGGCGACGAGGACCGGGACATCCCGCTGACCGGCGACGCGGTGACGGCCGCCGCCGGGCCGCTGCGCCGCGAGCCGACCGAGCTGGAGCTGGCCTCGCGCGCCGATTTCGCTTCCGTGTACACGGAATGGGAGGCGGCGACGGCCGGTGCGGTGAAGGCGCTCAAGTCGGTGACGGCCGCGTGGCGGCTGGACCTGCGGCAGCAGATCACCCGGGACCTCGCGGACGGCGACATCGACGCGGTGCTGGGTCTGTCCCTGGACCAGCAGGCCGCCACCGCCACCTTGCTGGACCTCATGGAGGAATTCGCCATCAAGTCAGGCAGGGCCTGCCAGCGGGAGGCCGAGGCGCAGGGCGTGCGGGTGCCAAACTGGTCTCTGCCCGACGGCGACGAGGACGCGGTGACAGCCGCGCTCACCGGCCGTCGGTTGCTGGTCTCCGTCGCAGAACTCGTCAGCGACCTCATGTCTGGCGCGTTGCTGACGGCCGCCAAGCGGAAGCTGTCCGGGCTGCTCCGGTCGAGCCGGCCGACGGAACAAATCGCCTCCGAGGTGGATCGTGAACTGGCCGAGGTGGACGACTCCTCGGTGCGTGCCTCCGTGGGCTCGGCGATGACGGCCGCTCAGAACGCGGGTCGCCACGCGGTGATGGACGCGGCACCACCGGCCTCGTCGTACGTGGCGAGCGAGATCCTCGACAACCGGACGTGCGGGCCGTGCAAGACCATCGACGGCCGCACGTTCGCCACCCTCGATGCCGCCGTAGCGGAGTACCCGGTCATGGGCTACCGGGACTGCACCGGGGCCCGCTACGGCAACGCGTGCCGGGGGTTCCTCGTAGCCGTCTGGCAGGAGGTTCGACAGGACGCGACCACCGCGAGTGCGGACCAGGCAGAGGAGGACGCCATGCCATGGCACAAGGTGCACGACCATGCGGACTGCCCGAGCGACAAGCCTTGGGCGGTGGTGAAGGACTCCGACGGCGAGGTGTCCGGCTGCCACAAGACGGAGAGCGACGCCGACGACCAACTGGCCGCGCTGTACGCGGCGGAAGGAGACCATGCCGTGACGAGCGCGACAGCGACCGAAGCGACCGAGTCCCTGAGCAAGGGTGAGCCGAACCCCGGTACGCCGAAGGACAAGCGGCTCAAGGAGAACAAGCAGTCCACGGCCGAGGAGAAGCAGTGCCCGCCCGGCATGGAGCCGGGCCCCGACGGCGAGTGCGTGAAAACCGGGGAGAAGACTGCCGGACAGGCCGAAGCCCTGGCCCACGGCGCGGCGGCCGACGCGCAGGTGGTGGAGGGCAAGCCGCTCGACCAGATGGGTGACGGACAGACCGCCCCGTGGCGTGGGCCGCTGACCGTGGAGGGCATCGAGACCGGTGACGGCCGGGAGTTCAAGCCCGATGCGCTCACCTGGGCGGACCTGCCGCTGCCCCTGCGCTGGAACATCGAGGACTCACACGGCGGGGAGCCCCGCACCAAGGCTGTCAACGTGGGCCGTATCGACAAGATCTGGCGTGAGGACAACGGCCTGATCATGGGCGAGGGCGTGCTGGACCTCTCCGACGACAACGGGCGCGCGGCCCACAACAAGATCAAGGGGCAGTTCCTGCGCGGGGTGTCCGTGGACGTCGACTCCATCAAAGACGCCGACATGGAACTGGTGTGGCCTGCCGACCCGGACTCCGACGGCGAGGGTCCCGACCCGTTCGACATGCTGTTCGCGTCCCCTGAGAAAGTCGTCTTCAACAAGGGGAGGATCCGGGCCGCGACGCTCGTGGACATCCCGGCGTTCGCTGAGGCGTACATCGCGCTGCTGGACGAGGACGGCGCGGTCGTCGCCGGCGGTACGCCAGCCGGCGCGGTGCGTGAGACGCGCGTCCCGAGGGCCCGGACCCTGACGGTGGAGGCCCCGTTGCGGCCGCCGGCCGGCTGGTTCACCAACCCGGGGCTGAGCGTGCCCACGGGGATCACCGTCACCCCTGACGGCCGGGTGTACGGTCACGCCGCGTTGTGGGGTACCTGCCACATCGGTCAGGAGGGTGTGTGCGTCACGCCGCCGCACGAGGAGGCTCACCCGTACTTCATGACCGGCAACGTGTGGACTGAGGACGGCGCGTCGGTCGGCGTTGGTCAGATCACCGTCGGGACCGGGCACGCGCCGCTGTCCTACGGCTACCGCGCGGCGGCCGACCACTACGACAACACCGGAGCCGCCGTGGCCGACGTCGCGGTCGGCAATGACGGGCACGGCATCTGGGTAGCGGGCTCCATCCGTCCCGGCACGCCGGAGTCGCGTATCCACGAGCTGCGCGCGGCCGGGCAGGTGTCCGGCGACTGGCGCCGCATCGGCGGATCGCTGCGCCTGGTCGGCCTGCTCGCGGTCAACGTGCCGGGGTTCCCGGTACCCAAGCTGAAGACGCGCACGGCCCTCGGCCAGCAGCTCGCCCTCGTCGCGGCCGGTATCCCGCAGCTCACCGAGTCCATGACGGAGGACGAGCTGGACCAGTGGGCCTACCGGCGCGTCCTCACAGCCCTGTCCCGCAAAGTCCACGGAGAGGAGTGACCACCATGTGCGGTTGTAACAAGCCTGCCCCGCCCCCGCCGCCGCCTCCGGCCCCGATCGGCGGCTGACCAGCACCAACGGCCGAATCGTCTTAAGTCTTGTGACTTTTGGCGATTCGGCCGTTCGTATGTACCGTGCGCGCCGATTCGATCAGACCACTTTCCCGGGAGGTCCGCAGTGCCGGAGCCCGAGCTGTTCAGCGCACCCGACGACCTCTCGCTGGTGGGGGAGTCGGAGCTGCGCGAGCTGGAGACCACGGCGGTCGCGGAGTTCGACCGCATCGCCAGCCTCCAGGAGATCGCCCCCGAACACATCACGTACAGCGAGCGCCTGACGCGCGACCTGGACCGCATCCGCGCCGAACTGCGTGTGCGAGCGGTGCGCCAGGAGGAGGAGCGCCTGACCGCCCAGCAGGAGCGCACTCGTCAGATGGCTCTGCTGCGACAGTCCGTCCATGGCAGCGAGGGCGGCGAAGGCGGTGACGGAGGCGAGGGCGCTGCCCCCGTCACCGCCGGCGGCCCCGGCCGTGTCGACCTCGCCGCGCTGACCGAGGCCACCGCCAAGGGTGTGGCCTCGATCCTCTTCGGCGACCAGGCGCCGGACGACGTCCGTAAGCGCGTCGCCTCTCTGTCGCAGGTGCGCGAGCGCGCCCCGAGGGCCAAGGCCCCGGGTACCTCGTCCGTCGCCATTACCGCCTCGGTGGACATCCCCGGCGTCGGCGCCGGGCAGAGCCTGCCGACCCTGGAGGCCCTGAGCGAGGCGTTCCGCTCCAAGGCCAAGGCGGTGCCCACCACGCAGTACGGCGACCGTGGCGCCCCGCGTCACCTCGTCGCCAGCCTGCGCAACCAGTTCGAGCACACCGTGGACGACCGTACCTCCGCCTCCACGGTGGAGGAGCTGTGGCACTCGATGACGCAGCAGCGAGGCCAGGCGGACGCCCTGCTCGCCGGCGGCGGGTGGTGCGCGCCGTCCGAAGTCACCTACGACTTCTTCAACATCGCCGACACCCCCGTGGGTCTCATCGACCTGCCGACCGTCGGCGTGTCCCGGGGCGGCATCCGCTACCCGGTGTCCCCGTCCATCGGTGACGTGTTCTTCCAGAACGCCGGGTCCAACCCGGCCTCCGGCTTCGGTGGCTTCGCCTTCCCGTTCTCGAACGCGTCCGACCCGTGGCTGTGGACCGAGGACGACGACATCGCCACCGTCACCGGCTCGGTGAACAAGCCGACACTCAGGGTCCCCTGCCCGACGTTCAGCGAGGACCGGCTGGAGGCGTACGGCATCAGCCTGACCGCCGGCAACCTCACCGACGACGCTTACCCCGAGGCGACGCAGAACTTCATCCGCCTGCTGCGCGCGGCCTACGCGCACGTCATCAACGCACGGCTGATCTCCCTCATGGTTGCCCGGTCTACCTCGGCCATCGCGCTGGGCGCGGCGAACAAGCCGGCGGCGCAGACGCTGCTCAACGGTGTCGAGCTGGCGGCGATCGACTACCGCGCCAAGTTCGCCATGCGTGAGGACGCGGTGCTGGAGGTCGTCCTGCCGCGCTGGACTCTCGCAGTCATCCGGGCCGACCTCGCATGGCGGACGTCGGTGGAGCGCGAGAGCGTGTCGGACGCGCAGATCACCGCGTGGTTCACCGACCGTGCTGTGCGCCCGCAGTTCGTCTCCGACTGGCAGGTGCGCGGCACCGGGCAGTTCGGCCGGGTGGACACCAACATGACGGCCTGGCCCACGTCCGTGGACTTCATGGTGTACGCGGCCGGCACGTGGCTGCACGGCAACGGCCTCCAGCTCGACCTCGGCGTCATCCGCGACAGCGCGCTGAACGCGGAGAACGACCACACCGCCCTGTGGGCCGAGGAGGCGCACCTGGTCGCCAAGCCCGGTCACGAGTCCCGCCTGTACCGGGCCACGCTCGCGGTCAACGGGTCGGGCTCCGCCGGGCAGACGCTCGGCGCCCAGCTCTGAACCCTGGCCGCAGTGAAGACGGAGGGAGCGTGACGTGGCGGGTATCCGGGGCATAGTCGACGGGCCGGACTTCGTCGCGCTCCCCAACGACCTGTGGGACGCGGCGCAGCACCCGTCCCCGCCAGGGCCGCACTGGCAGCAGGGCGTGACCTGGACAGACTGGTGCGGCGGCGCGGAGACGACCTACGCGGACGAATGCATCGCCGTCACGGGCACCGGCGGATCCGTTCCACCCGCACCGGATCTGGAGTCCACGGCCAGCGGTGTGGACCGGGGCGCGACCGCGTTCACGGTGTACGCCGCGTTCGACTGCTCACTCATCGGCCTGCCGGACGTGGACCAGGCGGCCGAGGCCCTCGCCCGCAGCGAGGCGTTCCAGGTCTCCCGCGCGTTCTGGACCGGACAGGCGGGCGGACAGTCGACCGTGTGGCCGCACCTGGCCGCGAACGCCACGCTGGACGACCCGCAGGGCATCCGGCTCCAGACGGCCGCCGACGCGGTGCTGGGGACGACCGATGACGCGGCCGTGGCGATCGGTCGACTGGACGGCGCGCTCGCCGAACAATACGGGGGTCTTGGCGTGGTGCACGTGCCGGTGGCGGCGCTGGCCACGCTGAAGGCGCACAGCCTGCTCCGCGACGAGGACGGCGCGCTCCGGACCCCGGGCGGCCACCGGATCGTGGCGGCTGCCGGGTACACCGGCTCCGGGCCCGACGGTGCGGCGGCCCCGGCTGGGTCCGCGTGGATCTACGCCACCGGCGCCCTGTTCGGCTACCGGAGCGACGTCGCGGTCAGGGACTTCCCCGGCACGTTCGACCGGTCCACCAACACCGTCCGCAAGCAAGCCAGCCGCACGTATTTGTTCGGCTACGAGTGCGCGCACCTGGCCGCCCTCATGACTCTCGGCGTACCCACGTAAGGGGTGACAGCAGTGGTAGCAACCGTGGCTTCGGCCGCAACCGCGATCAAGGGCACGCACGCCCGGATCGTCCGCGTGGACGCCTGTGGCAACCCGGTGACCGGCACCGGATCGCTGGTCGTCGTGACCAAGGGCTTCGTCCAGGTGCAGATGGAGCCGCAGTACGAGGACGGTGAGGAGTTCTTCGAGCGCACGGCCGACGGCACGCCCTGCGTGAACCAGAAGGACGACCCCGTTCTGAAGCGGATGCAGCTCACCATCGACTTCTGTGAGATCAACACCACCGGCGTGGCGTATCTCGCGAGCGCGCGGGAGCTGACCGTCAACGGCGCCGGCGTCACCGGGACGGGCTTCGCCTTCGCGGAAGGCTCACCGTCCAACCGGTACTCGCTGGAGGTCTGGCAGCGCGTCGCGGGGTCCGGCTCGTGCGACCCATCGGGAGCGCAGCGGTACATCTACAACGCGTGGCCCAACGTGGGCGCGAGCCGCATCGGCACGTACACCGTGGAGAACGGGCGCTCCACACTCCAGGTCCAGTCCGAGACACAGGCTGTGTCCACGACACCGACCATCGGCTGGGGTGACGGGCCAGGCTCGACATCCTGGCTGCCGACCGGTGAGACCGCGCAGGCCGGAGACCACTGGCTGTGGAACATCACCACGACGCCGCCACCGACCCCGCAGGTCAACCCGCTGACTCTGTCGTGATCCTGACGAGCGAGCAGCGCTGGGTCTGCCCCAACTGTCCCGCGACAGCGGTGACAGTCGGGGCAGACAACCGCTTCCACTGCTGCCCTGGCCTCGCCGGTCTGCTCGCTCCCATGGTCCTGGAGGGGACGCGGGCCTGTGTACGAGCCGTCGCCCGCGAGGACTACGTGGGCAGCGAGGACGTGCAGTACGACGGCGACGGCAGGCCAGTGATGTCCGTGGTGACCGAGCGGGACGACGGACAGGACTGCGCGGTCTTTGCCCCGGCGGCGCATGTGAGAAGGGTCTGAGCGATGGCGTGGACGGACAGCCGGGTCTTCCGGACGTGGATCTCGGGCCCGATGATGCAGGCGTCCGGGACCGGCTACACCGGTCTGGACTCCGACGCCGTCAAGGTTGCTCTGTTCAACGATCTCGTCACCCCGGACCGGGATGCGGTCGTCAGCGACACCGGTTACGGCACTGGCACGTGGACCACGGGGCGGGAGGTCAGCGGCGGCTCCAACTGGCCCGCCGGCGGCCGTGCACTGGCGAGCAAGACGTTCACCAGCCCGGAATCCGGTGAGGTGATGTTCGACGCGGCCGACCTCTCCGCCGCCGGCACCCTCACACTGTCCGACGCCTACGGCTGCCTGCTGTACGACGACTCCATCACCGGTGGCACGGTCACCGACCAAGGCGTGGCCTACCTCTACTTCGGCGGGCCGCAGTCCGTCGTTTCCGGGAGCTTCACTGTCGTCTGGTCAAGCAGCGGCATCGTCCGGTTCGCGACGTAAGGGGGCAGCCGTGCCCATCCCCGCAGGAGTCGAGACGGTCACCGTCACCGACGGCGGAGTACCTCTCACCGGGCCCGACGGAACCCCGCTGGAAGGCCACTTCACCGTGACGGGGCCGGACCTCGCTACGGTGAAAGAGGACGATTACCTCTTCGGCGGCCTCGCACGCCGGTGGGTGTCGGCCGGCCGATTCGACCCGCTCACCCTCGTGTCCACCGACGCCACCGGCATCGACCCGACCGGCTTCACGTACACCGTCGTCTTCACACCCCGGTACGGCACCGCGTGGACCCGGTACATCTCTCTGCCGAAGGCCTCACCGTCGGTCGTCCTGGCGGACATCGTCATCCCGGACCCGGTGGCCGGTTCCTATTCTGTGCTCGTGGACCCGTCCACTGCTGGTGGTGGCGCACACGCCGACAGCCACGCCACCGGCGGCTCGGACCCCCTCACGCCTACAGCGATCGGAGCAGAACCGGCGGGCACCTCGTCGGCTTCGGTCGCCGCGCACGCATCGGCCACCGACCCGCACGGCGACCGGACGTACGCCGACAGCAAGCTGGCCAAGGCCAGCAACCTCGCCGATCTTCCTTCGGTGTCCACAGCTCGCGGCAACCTCGGTCTCGGCGGAGCTGCGGTACTGTCCGTCGGCACCGGTCCGGGAACAGTGGCCGCCGGTGACGACGCCCGTATCGCTGGCGCCTTCCCGGCCACGGGTGGCACCGTCAGCGGCCACCTGGCCGTCACGGGCAACGCGCTGGGCCAGGCAATTCCCGCAACTCACGGTGTCGCCGCCTGGTGCTACGACCCGGCGCTGGCGGTCAACTCCACCCAGTTGTCCAACGGCGTTCTGTACCTCACCCGCGTCGACATTGCTGCCGACGCACCCGTCACAAAGATCTATTGGTGGGTTGGGAACCAGGGGTCCTCGCCGGTAGCCGGTCAGAACGAAGTCGGCCTGTACCACCCGAACGGCACACGGCTAGCTGCTACGAACGTAGACTCCGCCATCTCCTCGGCAGGGCTGAAGATCACGGTCATCAGCAACCAGGCGTTGACGGCCGGTTCGTTCTGCTGGGCGGGTTGGGTGATCAACGCATCGGTTCCCCCGACGCTGACCCGCGCCTCCGGGTGGACCGGTGTCGGAACAGCCGCGAACCTCGGCCTGGCCCCTGCGGCGTACCGGTTCGCGGTGAACGGGGCCGGTCGGACATCACTGCCCGCATCGATCACCCCGTCCTCCAACGTAGGGACGGACTTCGCCGGGCCATGGGTGGCGGTGGGCTCATGACCGACGTGGGGAGGCGCCGTGGCTGACGACGGACCGTGCGAGGACTGGCCGGTCTACTGGACGTGCGAAGTGAATACCTACTCGCCCGAGCTGACCGGGTACGCGGTGTCCGCAGCCTCGCGCGTGCTGTGGGCCCTGTCCGGGCGCCGCTTCGGCCAGTGCACGGTGACGCTGCGACCCTGTGCGGACGACTGCGGCGACTGGTCGTCCGTGCCGCTGTGGGGCTGGACCGTCGGCTACTCGATGCCGCCGTGGGACTTCTACCGCCTGCCGTACTGCGCGGGCGGGTGCCGTGGCGGCTGCTCGTGTACGCACATCCCGACCGTCCGCCTGCCCGACACCGTGAGCCGCGTCGTAGAGGTGAAGCTGGACGGCACGCCGATGGCGACTGGCGCCTACAAGCTGGACGGCCGGTCACTGATGCGCACCGACGGTGGCGTCTGGCCGCGTTGCAACAACCTCGCCCTGGACGACAGTCAGCCGGGCACTTGGTCAGTCACGGCTGTCCTCGGGGAACCGGTGCCCGACTCCGGGCGCCTCGCCATGGGTGAACTCGCCTGCGAGATCCTCAAGGCCGGGTCTGGAGTGGACTGCCGTCTGCCCCCGGGAGTGACTCAGCTCGTCCGCCAGGGCGTCACGATCCAGTACCCCGACATGGGGCAGTTGCTCAAGGAAGGGCGTACGGGCCTGTACCTGGTGGACCTCTTCCTGGCGGCCGAGAACCCGGACGGGCTGAAGCAGCGCGCCCGGGTCTACGACGTCGACCGGGTGCTCAGGAGGCGTCTGTGATCACTGGAACCGCGCGCTGGTACACCGTCGGGCAGAACCTCGTGGCGTCCGTCCGGACCGGACTCACGTCCAAGCCGAAGCGTGTCGGCCAGGTCCCGGGCGAGATCGCCTGGGACTCGTGCGACTGCGGCGGGATGCTCGCCGTCTCCCTGTCACGGCTGTACCTGTCGGATGTCTTCCCCGAGGAAGCCGAGGCGGTGAACGGCGCCTGCGATCCACCGTACGAGGTGGGCCAGTTCACCGTGGCCGTCGTGCGGTGCGCCCCGAACCCGGACGGTGTGGAGTCCGCCCCGCCGGCCGGTGAGCTGGACGCGGCGGCTGGCCTGCTGCTCCAGGACGCCACCGAGATGCTGGGCTCCGTGTCTACCACGCTGTGCCGCCTCAAGCACGACGACGAGGTGCTGGACTACCTCGTCACTCCGGTGGAGCCGGTCGGGCCCGAGGGCGGCTGCGTCGGTGTGAACCTGACCGTCCGCGTCTGCCTGGTGCGTTGACGTGCCGGCCGCGCGCATCGAGATCCGGGCCGGTGGTGTCAACGAGCTGCTGCTGGCTCCGGACTCACCGGTGATGAAAGAGCTGATCCGCAAGGCCCGACGGGTGCAGCGCAACGCCCGTCGCATGGCCCCGGGGAAAATGGGCCGACAGGTCCGCTCCGTGGTCGTCGGCAAACACGTCCGCGTGGAGTCAACGCACCCCGCGACGATGTACGTCATCAAGGGCACGCGCGCCCACTGGATACCCCAGGGCGGCCGACCCGGACCGAAGGTGTTGAAGTTCTCCGTGAAGGGTGGCACGGTCTTTGCCCGCGTGGTTTGGCATCCGGGCACGAAGAAAAACGACTTCATGACCAAGGCCCTGCGCACGGGCTGACCCGCTCCGGAACGATCATGGGGTGCTGTGGGCTTACCGTGCGCGCCATGACGGAGACGACGGAGATCCGGGACTTCAGCAAGGCGCGGAAGGACATCTCTTTCCGCGTGGACGACGACATGTTCCACGCCGCGCGTGGCATCCCGGCCGAGGTGCTGCTGGACTTCGCGGCCGAGTTTTCCAGCATGGAAACGTCGGCGACGGTGGACCAGCAGCTCAAGGCGTTCCGTTCGATGCTGGACGTCGTCCTGCTGCCCGAGTCGCTGGAGCGCTTCAACGCGCGCATGCGCGACCGGGCGAACCCCATCGAGATCGACCAGGTGGAGGAGATCGTCACCTGGCTGATGGAGCAGTACGGGCTCCGCCCTACCGAACCGTCCTCGTCCTCGCCGGCTGGGCCCTCCGTCCCGGGACCTGGCACTACCTCGACGGCCAGTACACCGGCCGAGGTGTCGATCTCCGCAGCCTCCCCGCTGATCGCTTCCTGAACCTCGTCTACTACGAGATGTGTCAGCGGACGGAGCCGGGCGAGAACGAGCCCGAGGAGGCGGCGCAGCAGCGGCTGGACGCGGACCTGGAAGTCCGTCTGTGGCGCACCCCGGGCCAGGCCGCGCCCGAGCCCGTGGAGATCGAGGAAGGCGCTCCGTACTGGTGGCACGGCGACGAGGACGCGTCGCAGGCGTTCCTCGCGGCGCAAGGGGTGGTGTTGTAGATGCCCGTCGGCACGCTCATCGGGGCCGGCTTCGTCCGGATCGACGCCGACACGGCCCCGGCCATGAAGGCTGTAGAGGGTCTGGGGCGGATCGGGTCGCACGCTCTGGCCTCGGCTTTCATGCCGGTCACGGCAGCAATCACTACCGCGATCGGCGCGATGACGGCGTCCCTGGTGAGCGCCGGCGCGGCGGGTGGTGCCTTCGCAGCGGCCGTAGTCCCGCAGTTCAACAAAATCACCGAGGCCAGTGAGAAGCTGGCAACGGCCGAGGAAGCCGACGAGAAAGCCACCATCGCCAAGGCCCACGCCCAGAAGCTGGCCAAGGACATGGGCGTCAAGTACGGCGAGCAAATCAAGATCACGTCGAAGATGTCGGCCGAGTCCAAGGCCAAGGCGCAGGAGTACAACAAGGCCTTGAGCGACGTCACTTCCGCCACCGACGCCGCGCGCAAGAGCCAGGCCAGCTACGACGAGAAGCTGAAGGCCATGACCCCGGCCACACGGGAGACGGCCAAGTCGTTCCAGGGCCTGAAGGACGACATCGAGAAGTGGTCCGACTCCCTGTCGGGGACCACCATGCCGATCTTCACGGCAGGTATCGAGAAGATCCGGGATCTGCTGCCCAAGCTGACGCCGTTCGTGCGTATCGCGACGTTTCAGATCCGGCAGTTCGCGTCCTCGTTCGGCGAGGGGCAGGCGGGCCGCGTCTTCAAGGAATTCGGGGCCAACCTCCAGGGAAACGCCGGCAACGCCCTGGGCAACTTCCTTACCGCCATCAAGAACGTCACGGTCGGCGTCGTTGGCATGATCAACGCCTTCATGCCGGTGCAGAGCGACATGTCCGGCGGCCTGGCCGATCTGACGCAACGGTTCGCCGACTTCGGCGCGGGCCTTGGACAGTCCGAGGGGTTCGCCACGTTCATTGAGCAGGCGCGTGGAGCCGTCCCGGCCGTCAAGGAGTTCGCCTCAGCCATCGGCGACATCCTCTCGGCCGCCGGGCCGATGAGCGGCGTCGGTGTGCTCATGCTTCAGGTCTTCTCACAGATAGTCGCGGCGATTCCTACGCCGGTGCTGCGGCTGCTCGTCCCGGCCATCCTCGCTGTGAACGTGGCGATGAAGCTGTACGCGGTTTACCAGTCGGCAGCGGCTGCGGCTACGTGGGCCTTCAGCACGGCCCAGGGTGCGAGCCGGGTGCAGATGCTCTACCAGAACACACTGCTGGTCATCATGTGGGTCCGGATGAAGGCGGTTGCCATCGCGACCCGGATCGCCGCCGCAGCGCAGCTCATCTGGCAACTCGCTATGACAGCAGCCGGCCGCCAGCTCGCCTTGCAGATCATTCAGATCACCGCTGTCCGGGTGGCCATGGTGCTCCACGCCGCCGCCCTGCGCGTCGCGGCGGTCGCCACCACGGTCTACTCCGCAGCCGCCCGGGTGGCAGCCATCGGCACCCGGCTGTTCGCCGGCGCGTTGCGCATCGCCCGCGCGGCCGTACTGCTGACGGCCGGGGCCATGCGCGCTCTCGCCGTGGCGATGCTGACCAATCCGATCGGCCTAGTGATCACGGCCCTGGTCGCCCTCGGTGCCGGGCTCTACCTGGCCTGGAAGAAAAGCGAGACCTTCCGCAACATCGTCAAGGGAGCCTGGGCCGGGATCAAAGTCGCCGTGTCGGCCGTCGTGGACTGGTTCATGGGCACGGTGGTTCCGTTCTTCACCCAGACCATCCCGAACGCGTTCCGTACCGTGTTGAGCTGGGTGCGCACCAACTGGCCCTGGATCCTCGGCGCCCTCACCGGGCCGATCGGCCTCGCGGTCGTCTGGATCATCAAACACTGGGACCGGATCAAGGCCGGAATGAGCGCGGCCTGGCAGTACATCGTCGGCAACGTGCTGCGGCCGATCGGCCAGTTCTTCACCGTCACCATCCCCGGCTGGGCGGCGAAGGCACGGGACTTCATCCTCCGTCCCTGGATTCAGCTGGGCCGGGGTCTCGCCGGTGTGTACACCACCGTCCGGGACAGGGTGTTCGTCCCGTTCGGCAACTTCCACACCAAGACCATCCCTGCCTGGGCGGCGAAGGTGCGGGACTTCGTGGTACGGGCCTGGAACGGTTTGAGAGACCGCCTCGCAGGGATCTACAACGCTGTCCGTAACCAGGTCTTCTCACCCATCGGCGACTATTTCACGCGCCGGATCCCCGCCGGTGTACGGAACATGCGGGACAAGGTCGTTGGCGCCTGGAATGGTCTGAGGGACCGGCTCGCCGGGGCCTACGCCTCCATCCGCTCGCGGGTGTTCTCACCCATCGGCGACTACTTCACGCGCCGGATCCCCGCCGGTGTACGGAACATGCGGGACAAGGCCGCCGGAGCCTGGAACGGTCTTCGGGACCGGCTCGTCGGCGCCTACTCATCCATCCGCAACCGGGTCTTCTCCCCGATGGGGAACTTCTTCACCCGGACGATCCCCGGCTGGGCACGTACCATGCGCGACCGGGTGCGTGGCCACTTCACCAGCATGCGTGACGGCATCGGCACCATCTGGAACGGGATCAAGTCCCGGACGAAGGGGCCGGTCAACTGGGTGCTGGACCGGGTGTGGAACCGGGGCCTGGTCAACATCTGGGGCCGGATCGCCGGATGGATCGGGATCAAGAACAAGCTGAAGTCGGTCAAACTGCTGGCCGCTGGCGGCACTGTCGGCCGCGCTACGCCGGGTGTGTTCAACAAACCGACAGCCATCGTCGGTGAGGGGAACCCGCGTTACCCCGAGTACGTGATCCCGACCGACCCCAAGTACGCCACGCGGGCGCGGGGGCTGTGGCAGGCGGCGGGCGCGCACTTCATGGAGGACGGCGGCATCCTCGGCACGATCAAAGGCGCTCTCGGCTCCGCGATCGGCACCGGCAAGGCGGCCCTGAGCTTCCTGTCCGACCCTGTGGACAAGGCGAGGGACCTGCTGATGGGCCCGCTGAACCGGATCACCGCTGCCATCGGAACCAGCCCCTGGGCGCGCATGGCGGCCAGGCTGCCGCGCATGGCCGTGGACGGACTGATCCAGGCTGTGAAGTCCGTGGGCTCGGACCTGCTCGGCTTCGGCGGGGGCGGCAACGTCGACATCGGCGGCTCCGGAGTGAAGCGATGGTCAGGCGTCGTACAGCAGGCGCTGCGCATGGTGGGCCAGCCGCCCGCGTACACCGGCATCACGTTGCGCCGCATGAACCAGGAGAGCGGCGGCAACCCGCGCGCCGTCAACAAGTGGGACATCAACTGGCAGCGCGGCTACCCCTCGGTCGGCCTCATGCAGGTCATCCGGCCCACCTTCCAGTCCAACGCGGGGCGGTTCCGCAACACAGGTCCGTTCATGTACGGCGTCAGCATCAACCCACTCGCCAACATCTACGCATCGATGCGCTACGCCCTGCGTGCCTACGGCTCGCTGCCCCGCGCGTACAACCGGGCCGGCGGCTACGCGCTCGGCACCGACGGGGCGACGTCCGGGTGGCACTGGACTGGTGAGCTGGGGCCGGAGCTGATGAAACTGCCCGCCGGGACCCGTATCCGCAGCCACCGCGCGTCCCTGCGCCAGGCTGCCTCGCCGGCGACGGCGTCCGTGGTCCACCTGACCGTCCAGAACCATGGGGTGATCGGCTCCCGGCAGCAGGTGCTCGACTGGCTGGTGTCGTCCCTGGACCAGCTCGACCGCCGCAACCGGCTGCCCCGTGCACTGAGGGGGACGGCGTAGATGCCTATCGCCTTCCGCTCCGTCAGTACCCGGCTCAAGGCCGATGTGGCTGTCTCCACGGCTGCCCAGCAGGTACCGCTGCCGCCCGGCCACACGACCGGCGATTTCCTGCTGATGGTGATCGTCACCGACGACAACTCCGCACCGTCGCTGTCGTCAAACTGGCTTTACCTCGGCAAGGCCGACGCGGGGCCGTCCACGATCGACGACTATCAAGTGCACACCCGGGTCTACTACCGGCGGGATACCGGCAGCCTCGGCTCCTTCGTCACGGTCACCTTCAATTCCAGCCCCTGGCCCGTCGGTTCGCCGTACGTCCTGGCCTACACCGCCGCCTACACCGGCGTGGACACCGCAGGCCCCTTCGATGCGTGGTCCGCGCAGGGCACCGCGAGCACGGCCGCGACGCAGACGCACCCCCAGCTCACCACGGCCGTGTCCGGGGACTGGCTGCTGACCCTGCGCACCGGCTCGGCCTGGCAGGCTCGTACCGTCACCGCGTCCGGCGGCACCAACACCGAGCGGGTGGACGACAGCAGTTTCGATCAACTGTTCTCCGCGCTGTACGACTCCGGGGCCGACCTCGTTCCTGGAACGCAGACACAGCGGTCCACGACGTCTGCCGGCGGAGAGGTCATCTGCCAGGGCGGGTCCACCATGTGGTCCTTGGCCCTCAAGCCCATCACGCCCGCCAGCACCGCGTACGCCTCGCCCGGTGTCGCCGGGGTCACCGCCACGGCCTACAACCCGACGGTGCAGGCCGTCCCGGGCGGGTGGGACCTGTGCGACCCACAGGGCCTGCCTGACTACCGGGTCGGTATCGACTGGGATGCGGACGGGGTCCCGGGAAGCCTGTCAGCCGTCGGCGAGCAGTACATCGCAGACTCGTTCAACCGCAGCGTCACCAGCGGGTGGGGGTCCGCCGATACCGGCCAGGCGTGGTCAGTGGGATCGCTGTCGTCCAACTTCTCCGTTGCCCCCGGCACCGGGCGGCACGCCGTCAGCGTGCGGGGCGTTGCGCGGTTTTCCCTGATGGAGTCTCCGTCGGCGGACGTGGACATGCGCGTGGGGTATTCCATCGATCAGGCCGGCGTGGGGGACAGCCTCTACGTGCATCTCGCTGCGCGGTATCTCGACTCGGACAATTTCTATTACGTGCGCGTGCAGGCGGCATCCACCGGCGCCGTCGTCCTGACACTGCGCAGTCGAGTAGGCGGTACGGAGACGGTCCTTGCCACCGGGGATACCGGTCTGACGCACACGGTCGGGACTGTGTACACCGCGCGCTTCCGCGTCATGGGCCACACCCTCGCGGCCAAGGTGTGGCCAGCCGGGACCCCGGAACCGGCTGCATGGCCTGTTGTGGCCACCACCTCCGGACTGTCGGACACGGGATCCGTAGGTCTGCGTACCGTCGTCGGGTCTTCCACCACCAACACGCTGCCGGTGACGTTCTCTTTCCGGGACTTCGCAGTCTTCGCCGCCTCCGACCCCGAGGACGTGACCGACGACATCATCTCGGACATCTCCGTCACCTACGGCCGGGACCAGGAACGTCAGCTCAGCCCGGCCGCCGTCGGCTCGGCCGCGTTCACCTTGAACAACGACCACCGCCGCTACAGCCCGGAGAACACCGCCTCGCCGCTGTACGGCAACCTGAACCCGGCCCGGACCATGACCGCCTCGGTGGACTTCAACAGCCAGGTCATCCCGCTGTTCCGGGGACGGATCGACGACTTCGACGTGCACGCCGACTACGGCGACCGGACCGTTAGCTTCACCTTCCTGGACGGCTTGAACGACCTGGCCGGGGTGAAGCTGTCCACGGGCGTGTACGCGTCGCTGCGCACTGGCGACCTGGTGAACACCGTGCTGGACCTCGCCGGGTGGACGGGCGCGCGGGACATCGACCGGGGCGCCACGGTGGTTCGCTACTGGTGGCTGGAGGGCACCGACGCGCTGACGGCCATCACCGATCTGGTGAAGAGCGAGGGCCCGCCGGCGGTGGCCTATGTGGACCCCTCGGGCACCTTCGTGTTCCGCGACCGGCATCACCGGCTTCAGCGAACGCAGAGCCGGGACGTACGGGCCACGTTCACCGCCGAACGGCTGGAGGACTGCACGGCCGGGTCGCCGCCGGCGACCGGGTTCGATATGGCGAAGCCGTTCACCTACGCGCACGGCTGGCGGGACATCGTCAACACGGTGACGTTCGACGTGGAGGAGCGGGCGCCCAGCGGGGAACTGACGGCGGTGTGGACCGACGAGAGTTCCTACGCCCTGGCCGCCGGGCAGGCGGTGGACATCGAGGTCTCCAGCTCCGATCCGTTCCTGGGCGCCGTCACCCCGGTGCCCGGGACGGACGTCCTGTTCACCACGTCGGGCGGGGGCACTGTGGACGCGGTGCTCAGCCGGGATTCGGGCGCCTCCGCCCGGCTGACCTTGCGCGCCGTGGGCGGCCCGGTGACCGTCACATCCCTTCAGCTCCGGGCGAGGTCCCTGGAGGTTCGTCGGACGGTGAAGGTCTCCGCGTCAGACCCGGGCTCGGTGTCCCAGAACGGCGAGCGGTCCTACCCGGATCCCGCGCCGTGGGCGAACGCGGCCGACGCGGAGGCCATCGCGTACATGATCCTGCTGCACTACGCGCAGCGGCGGCCCACGGTGCAGCTCCGCGTAGTCAGCCAGGATCCTGCGCACTTCATGCAGGTGCTCACCCGGACCGTCTCCGACCGCATCCGCATCGTCAACGGCGAGATGGGTCTGGACGATGACTTCTTCGTGGAGCGGGTCACTCACACGGTGCAGCGCATCGGCCGGCCGGGGAGCCCGCCGGTGCATGCGGTGGTGCTGGGGTGCGAGAAGGATCTGGTGATCAGCTCGACCCCGTTCACGTTCGACCAGCGCGGTGCGGGGTTCGACCAGGGCGTGTTCGACCTCGCGCCGGCCGACAACCCCGACACGGTGTTCGTTTTCGACGACCCGGCCCAGGGCCGGTTCGACAGCGGCATTTTCGGAACATGAGGAGGACGACGATGCCCCCGATGGAGGTACCGCACGAGCGGGTGGCGGTGGCGCGGGCGTACGTGTACGCCGGGGACTGGGTGGCCGACTGCCCACGCCCCGGCGGCGTCTGCGGGTCCGTGGAGTTCCTGCACCGGCCGTCCCGCATCGGCGGGCCCCGGGACGTGCCTGTGGACTTCTTCCTGTGCAGCCACTGCGGGATGCAGGCGCCGGTCTCCTGGCCGGACAGCCAGCACGAGATCCTCGCGGCCCTCATGCGGCGGCCGGTGCCGGGGACGCGCAACTGGTACCCGGCGGACCATCCGGTGGCGGTCCGTTTCGGCCTGCCGCACGGGCAGAGCGTGCGGGACCTGGAGGCAGAGTCCGAGGAACACGGGGTAGTGCCGTGAGGGCCCGCCGCTGCGGAACGATCAAGAAAAGCTGTTAGGCACTATAAGGGTTAAGGCCGAAAATCCGCAGGTGACGACGACGTGCAGAACCCTGTACCGCCTGTACCGCCTCCGACCTATAACCGAGAAATTGACTCTCTCATAGCGTTAACCGGAGCACACGGTACACGCGGTACCGAAACTAATCCGTTTCGATAAGCCCGTCTGAGAGGTGGCAGAAAACCGATGGCCTGGACCGCCCCTATGACAGCCGTGGCCGGCGCGACATTCACGGCTGCCGCGTTCAACACCCACGTCCGCGACAACCTCCAGGAGACGGCTCCCGCCAAGGCCACGGCGCCGTCTCAGTTGTTCGTCTCCACCGGTCCGAACGCCATCGCCACCCGCGTGCCCACCACCCACTACGTCGGCACGCAGGAGTCCACCACGTCCACGTCGTACACCGACCTGGCCACCACCGGCCCGTCGGTGACCGTGACCACCGGCACCATCGCCATCGTCAGCTTCGCGGCCAGTCAGTCCAACGTCACCGCCGACAGCGCGTGCCTGTCTTCGGTGGGCGTCTCTGGGGTGTCCTCGGTCCTGCCGAGCGATACCTGGTGCATCCTCACCGACGGCGTGGCGGCGGGGAACTTCGTCCGCTACGGCATGACCCACGTCTTCTCCGGTCTGGTCCCCGGGACCAACACGTTCACGATGAAGTACCGCGCCGGGTCGAGCACCGCCCGCTTCCAGTACCGCGAAATCTCCGTCATCCCGCTGTAAGGAGGGCCGCCCCGTGGCGACCATCAAGCAGTACGCGCTCAGCGTCTACGACACCTTCACCGCCGTCAGTTCGAAGTTCGGCCACGACGTGCGCCAGGCCGATCTCCCCGTACGTGCCGTCGTCACGACCACCTGCGTCATGCTCGGCGGTGTGCTGCGAGTGCTGTTCACCAAGAACCTGGCCACCGACGCTGAGATGAACACCGTTTTCACCAACATCAAGAATGCGGAGTACCCGCAACTGCCGCTCACCCCGCCCGTGGTGGACGAGAACAACCCCAACCCCGCCCCGCCGGACCTGGGGGCGTAGAGCCGTGGCGTGGACGGCCCCGTTCACCGCAGTCGCCGGCAGCGTGCTCACCGCGAGCCAGATCAACGTCTTCGTGCGGGACAACCTGAACGAGACGATGCCCGCCAAGGCCGTACGGCCCGGATCGATCTTCGCGGTCTCGGACCAGCACGAAATCGTGGAGCGCACGGCGGACGCGTTCAGCGACAACGAGTCCGTGGAGATCACCGCCACGTCGTTCGACGACCCGTCCACCGGCAGCCCGGGGCCGTCCCGGACCGTGGTCACCGGGCCCACGGCCCTGGTCGGCTACCGGGTCAACCTGCGCGTCCCGAGCGTGACCGCCCGCGTGGAGGCGAGCTACGCCATCTCCGGGGCCACCGAACGCGAGGCGTCCACCACCCGGTCGCTGGGCTACTCCGTGTCCAACTCGGGCAGCGGGCTCCAGCACCGCATCGGAGTGGTGGATCTCGCGACGCTGCTCACTCCGGGCGAGAACACGTTCACGCTCAAATACAACGTCTCATCCGGCACCGGATACGCCTATGACCGGCGCATCTGGGTCCTGCCGCTGTAGAGGGAAGGGAAGCCGATGGCCTGGACCGCACCGTTCACCGCTGTCGCCGGCGCCGTGTTCCAGGCTGCCCAGTTCAACGCCTACATCCGGGACAACCTCCAGGAGACGGCCCCGGCCAAGGCGACCACGCCCGGGTCGATTTTCGCGGTGTCCGCCACCAACCAGATCGCGGAGCGGACACCGGACGCGTTCATCGACACGGAGAATGTCGACATCACCTCCAGCAGCTTCGGCAGCCCCGCCACGGGCACCCCGGGGCCGTCCGTCACCGTCACCACCGGGGTGATGGCACTGGTCGGCTACCGGGCCCGGCTGCGCGTCGAGTCGACTACAGCCCGCGTAGAGATGAGCTACGCCATCTCCGGTGCGACCACCCGCGCCGCCTCCAGTACCCGCAGCCTCGGATACTCAGTGTCCAACTCGGGGGCGGTCGGCTCGACAGGCCTGAACTTCCGGGGCGGTGTGGTCGACCTGGCCACCGGTCTGGTGCCGGGAAGCAACACGTTCACGCTCCAGTACAACGTGTCCAGCAGCACCGGACAGGCGGCCGACCGCCGTATTTGGGTACTCCCCCTGTAGGCGGCCGTGGATAACTTCACCGCGTTCCTCACCCCGACCCTGGGCGCCAGCGGCATCGTCGTTCTGGTCGTCCTGCTCATACTGCGCGGCCTGCTCGTGCCTCGGTCCACCGTGGACATGATGCGCGAGGACAAGCAGAAGCAGATCGAGCTGTGGCAGGCCCTCGCCGAAGGCCGCCAGCAATTGATCGAGATTCAGCAGGCCCAGCTCGACATGCTGATGGGTGCGGCACAGACCACCGAACGCGTGCTGGACGCCGTCTCCGAGGCGGCCCGTATCAATCGGGGAGGTGGCGGCCGTGTCCTGGATCAGGCGCCTGAAGCGTGAGCCGGACCGCGAGCAGACGGCCGACGATGTGCGCGCCGTCCAGGATGCCTTGCAGGAGCTGCAACGGGACCTCGCCAGTGCCCGTGCCCGTACGGCGGTGATTTCGGAGATTTCGCGTACTCTGCGGCGGCTGGGTGAGAGGAACCATTTCGCCCCGCTGATCAAGGACGCACTTGGGGGCAAGTTCCGATGACGCCGGGGGAGATGGTGAACCTGTGGGGCAGCGTGATCGCTCTCGTCGGGTGCCTCTCCTTCGTCGCCGTCTACAGCCTGCTCGCCCGCTGGTGGCGGACCCCCATAGGGCGCCTGCTCGTCATCAAGGCCCTCGCCATCGCCGCGTTCATGGCCATCTCCATCAGCGCCACCTTGTTCGAGGCCGACGTAGCGGTGCTGCGCATCGTGCGCGGGATCCTCGCAGCCCTGTTCGGGGCGCTGATGTTCTACCAGGCCGGACTTGTAGCCCGAACACAGATCAAGGGGGCCCGCCGTGGCGTCGCCGATGAGTCCTGAACCACAGCCCCGCCCGTCCGTCGGGCGGGTCGTCCACTACGTCAGTTACGGAACACCGACCCGGGAGGACGGCACGCAGGCGTTTGCGTCGCAGTGCCGTGCTGCGATCGTGACCGAGGTCGACAAGGACGAGCCGTACAGGGTCGGGCTGAACGTCTTCAACCCGACCGGGAACTTCTTCCACCCTCTCAAGGCGGGCGGCTGCATGGCCGACTTCACCGACCATCGGGGCGGCACCTGGCACTGGCCGGAGCGTGTGTGATGGCCCCGCCGATGACCCCCGACACGTTCATACGCACCCTGCGCGAAGAGGGCGTGAAGGTCTCCGAGTACCCGGGCTGGCGCACCCGCGAGCGCGACGACGAGACCGGCCTGGCCTTCGGCCCGGTGCGGATGATCCTCAACCACCACACCGCCAGCCGGAACTCCCGCGACATCGTGGCCCGGGACGGGGTGCGCGGTCTGCCCTCTCCGCTCGCGCACATCCACCTCGCCAAGGACGGCACGGCGACGATGTGCAGCGCTGGCCGCGCGAACCACGCCGGGCCGATGGCCGTGAACGCCTACCAGTCCTTCCGTGACGAGCTGGCCGTTCACCCGGCCCCGTCCAGGGCCTCGGGCACTATCGACGGCAACGACGTCGCCTACGGCATCGAGACCGAGAACCTCGGCGACGAGAAGGATGTCTATCCGCGCGTCCAGTACGACGCCTGGGTGCGCATCAACGCGGCCGTGTGCCGTCACTACGGCTGGACGGCGGAGTCGGTCGCCTGCCACAAGGAAACGTCGGTGGAGGGCAAACCCGACCCGCGCGGCCCGGTGGAGGGCTACGGCTCGCGCGGCCGGTTCATCTTCACGCCGAAGCAGTTCCGCGCCGACGTCGCCGAGCGGCTGCGGCACGACCGCACCTGGAACCCTGGAAAGGACGATGACGACATGCCCACACCCGCAGAGTTCGCCAACGCCGTACTCACCCTGGACGGCGTGATCAATGTGCCGGGGGCTCCGGCGAGCAATCAGACCTGGACCCTGTCGTCGGTCCAGACGGAGATCCTCAAGCGCATCGACCGGGTGGCGGCGACGGAGGCCGCGCAGTCGGCGGCCATCGCGGAGCTGACCCGGACCGTCGCGGCCCTCGCCGCGAACCACGACGAGATCGACGCCGACGCCCTGGTGGCCCGGATCCAGCAGGCGATCGAGTCCATTGACGTCCGGCTCGAAGCCTCGGCCGGCTGAAGACACGAAAGGGCGTAGCCATGTCACAGGACGCGAGGATGCGGGCGGTCATCGACGAGGCGGTGAGCCGCGCCGTCGCCCCGCTCCAGCAACGCGTGGAGGAGCTGGAGGGCCGTCTGCGGGCCGTGGAGTCTCCGCCCGACCAGGCGCCCGCAGAGACCCAGAAGCGGCCGTCTGGGGCCCGTACAGCCAGGAACAAGGGGGCGTCGAACGAGCAGGTCAGCGGGCAGGCAACGTCCGGGCAGTAACCGGGCAGTAGACCAGGGAACGGAGACTGAGGAATGCGAGTCGTCACATACCCGGCCGACACAGGCGGGTGCGGGTACTTCCGGATCATCTGGGCGGCTGAGCTGCTCGCGGCGGCGGGGCACGATGTGGAGATCCGGCCGCCCGCCGACCGGGGACTGAAGCTGAGCATCGGCCCGGACGACCACGTCCAGGACGTCCTCGACGTTGGGGATGTGGACGTCATCGTCTTCCAGCGGCTTACCCACCAGTGGATGGCCGAGGCGGTCCCGCTGCTGAGGGCCAAGGGCATCGCCGTGGTGGTCGACGTGGACGACGACCTGTCCACCGTGCACCCGCGCAACCCCGCCTATGAGTCGATGCACCCCCGCTTCGCGGGGAAGCCGGGCCGGGGCGGAGCCATCCACCGGCACTCATGGCAGCACCTCGCCGCCGCGTGCCGGGACGCCACCCTCGTGACCGTGTCCACCCCGGCGCTGCTGGAACGCTACGCCCGGCACGGACGCGGCCACGTCATCTACAACCACCTGCCGGACGCCTACTACGGGCTGCCGCGCGCCGACTCGGACGTCCTCGGCTGGCCCGCCGCCCTCGCCTCGCACCCGGACGACCCGGCGCCGGTGGGCGGGGCGGTCGCGCGCCTGGTGTCCGAGGGCGCGCAGTTCCGTGTCGTCGGTGATCCGACCGGAGTCGGGGCCGCGTTCGGCCTCACCGCCGACCCGCAGGGACGTACGGGCGTCACGCCGCAGGGGTGGCCGGCCGCCGTGGCAGAGCTGGGCGTGGGGATCGCGCCACTGGCGGACACTGTGTTCAATGCGGCCAAGTCGTGGCTGAAGCCGTTGGAGCTGAGCGCCCTTGGGGTGCCGTGGGTGGCTTCACCGCGCGCGGAGTACGTCCGGCTCCACCAGCGCGGCGCGGGGGTCCTCGCCGATACGCCACGGCGCTGGTACCGGGAGCTGAAACGTCTGGTCGACTCACCGGCTCTGCGTGAGGAGCACGCGGCAGCGGGCCGGGAGGTTGCTGAGGGCCTGCGGCTGTCCGGCAACGCCTGGCGGTGGTGGGAGGCGTGGGAGAGGGCGCGTGACGTGCAGGGAGCCACCAGGGCGCACGCGGCGTGAACAGATCGCGTAAAGATCGAGGTAATTCACTCAATAAGGCCGGGCGGCCACTCACTGAGTAGGCCGCCCGACCGCTACGTTGGTCCCACCTAGCAGCCCTCCCCGCTGACATCGGGGAGGGCTGCTAGGCCACGGCCCGCACGTTAGTACGAGTGCGGGGCTGAGCGGCCGACTCGGTCAGCCACGACAGGCCACAGGCCAGGCACAGTGCGTCGTCGCTGCCCTCCATGTCAACGACACGGCTGGACGTGCAGACGGGGCACTTCACTCGATCCTTCTTCGCCTTCAGACGACGGCGCTCTGCCGTGTCGGTCCCGCCCCAATACCCCCGCAGGCCGTATGTAAGCGCATAGCGGAGGCATGTCCCCCGAACGGGGCACGGGTTGCAGTACGAGCGCGAGGCTTCCAGGCCATCGTCGTCCTCTTTGTCCGGAACGAACACCTCCAAGGGCGCTCCGTTGCACAGCGCGTCGTCCTGCCAACGCACCTCTGAGGCGGCGTAGCCGCCTCCCAAACGCTGCTGCATCACCTAATCGACTCCTCGGACGCAGTGACACCTGTCAGATCGAATCATTGCTGTGTGCACCGGTGTTTGGCACGGGACACACGTGAATAAATACGGCCCTCGCTCTAAGTAGTAGACGTGTTTCCGATTGTGAGTTGTCGCAGCTCAGAGGCGGTCACTTTCACCAATCGTCCACGATTCAACGCCCTGTCGGCCAACTTGGGCCGTATACAAAGGAGTTACCGACGGAAACACCCGGGCCCCGCTCCCACCCGCAGGCAGGAACGGGGCCCGGGTTAAACTGGCCGGTCGCCCGGTTCGCTCATCGCGACCGCAAGGCAGGCGGTATCAGCCCTGACCTCCCGTCTCGCCGTCCCGGTCGGCGAGGTGCTCGCGCATCTCCTCCGGGCTCATCCGGCCCGTGACGCCGTCGGCATACCCGGCCGTCCACGTCCAGTCCAGGTGACCGTCGTCCTTGCGCACGACATCCCGGCCGACGCCGTTGAAGATGTGCGGAATGGTCACGCTCTTGGGGTTGACCCGAAGCACCTCGTACCAGGTGCCCCGGTACTTGACGAAATCGCCCCTGGTGAAGTCGGCGCGAGACCACACCTTGAACCCCTCGGCCTCCGCACGGGCGATGATGCCTCGCCAGTGGGTGAGCTGCTCGTCCAGTTCGGCGAGCTGCCGGTCCAGCTCGCGCGCGTAGTCCGAGCCCGGGGTGCAGCGGTCCCGGGAGCGCTGCACACGGCGCCGATCGGCTTCCAGCTTCTCGATGCGCCGCAGCGTCACCGCCGGATCGTTTCGGCGCTCAGCGCTGTCGCGGGCCGCATCCGCTCGGCCGGCGTAGCGCTCCGCGTTCTCACCCTCGTCGATGAAGCGGCGCATGCCCGCGTCCATCCGCGCGATGGCCCGCCGGTGCCGGCCCTCGGAGTGGTGGCCGCGCAGGATCGGCTGCCCTGCCGGGATGGCGTCGGCGATCTCGTGCGCCCTGCGGTACGCCGCGTCCGAGGCGGTCCGAGCCCGTTCCGCTCGCGCGGAGAATCGTTCCGCCCGCTCCTCGACGCGCTGCTCCCGCTCCGCTTCGGCCTCGGCGAACGGGCGTGCGGTGTCCTCGTCGATCTCGACGTCCACGGTCCAGCCTGCCGCTTCCAGCGCTGCTCTGGCCCCGTCGATGCGCCACCGCTGCGCCGCCTTGTCCCGGGAACGTATGACGCCCAGGCACCCCAGTGACGGGAAGGATCGGAAGCCGAACGGGCGGACGAGTTCCAGGACTCCGTCGCCCTTGCAGGAACCCTCCAGCAGAGTTCCGTCGGCGCGGGTGTGAGTGATGGTGATGGTGCCCATGAGGGCCTCCCCTTGCGTTCCTTGGTCCAATTGCGAGTGCCCCGCCCATGGGGGGTATGGGCGGGGCACCGTGAGCCCCGACCCGGCAGGGGGTAGGTCGCGGCGTACGGCACGGAGTGTGCCAGCGGGTGCGGTAATCGCCGAACGACCAGCTCAGGCCGTCAGTTCGCGCCGCGTCCAGCCTTCGGAGTTGGCCCGGCGCAGCCACGCGGCCACGTCCTGCCGGGCTTCGGGCGAGATCATTACGGTGGAGCCGTAGCCCTTGCCGCGCGGGCCGATGGTCACCCGGGCGTCGCCGAACGGCAGCAGGCAATCCAGCCGGGCCCAGGTGTGCGTGTTCCAGACGATAGCGCGTTCGTCGCCTCGTACGTCCAGGGTGCGCCCGTACAGCGTCCCGGGACGGCCCCCGAGCGAGACCGGCTGTGCCTCGCCGGCGAACCACGCGGCCAGCGGGAGCACCCAGTCGGCGTCCAGCAGTACGCCGCTGTGCCCGCTGGTACGCGGACCCAGTACGGTCATGTCCGGCTTGCCGCCGGCGGACGGTGCGAGTTCCAGCGCGGTGCCCCGGACGGCTCCCGGGGTCGTGAATGCGTCCATGTGTCCTGCTTTCCTTGGTCAGTGCTCGGTGACTTAACTAAATCATAGGTTCCCCGGCGGGGCAATACGCCTGCACGCACGCGGTGACGGATAAGCTCCCGCGTCATGGATGCATCCACCACCACGCGCATCACCGCTATCGCGAACCAAAAAGGTGGCGTCGGCAAGACCGCGACGACCATCGGAGAGGCCGGGGCACTCGCCGAAGCCGGCCGTAACGTCCTCCTCGTCGACTTGGACCCGCAAGGCCACCTCACCGACGGACTGAAGGTCGGGCAGGCACCCTCCGGGCTCGGGGCCGCCAACCTCTACCGGGCACTGCTCGGGGAGTTCACCGGTCCGCTCGCCGACCTGATCACCACACACTCCGCGCCGGCCGGCCGCATCGACGTCATCCCCAACGCGTTCGAGATGTTCATGGCCGTCCGCGACGTCGACAAGGTCAAGGCCCGCGAGCAGCGGCTGGCCAAGCTGCTTGCTCAGGCACGCGGCGTCTACGACCACGTACTCATCGACTCCCCGCCGTCCCTGGACATCCTCACCGACAATGCACTGACCGCCGCCGACGGCGTACTCATCCCGGTGCAGGCCGAGGACTCCAGCCTCAAGGCCCTGGAGCTGCTGCTGCCGCAGATCGCCTCCGTGGACGCGGACCTGCGCCACACACCCCTGGAACTGCACGGCCTGGTGGTCAACCTGCTGCGCCGGCCCACGAGCAAGCTGGCGGACTCCGTCCTGGACGAGCTGAAGTCGCTCGACGGCCTGCCGATCCTCGGCACGATCCCGCTGTCCGTCATCATCACCGAGGCGTGGCGGTACGGGCGAACCCCCGTCGACTACGCGCCCGACTCGGAGCACGCCCAGGCGTACCGGTCCATCGCCAAGGTGCTGGACCGGTGAGCCCCGCCAAGCAGCTCCCCGCCCCCGGCCGCGCGGGCGGCCTGTCCGACGTCCTGCGCTCCCGGCACGCGGGTGCGGAGAGGCCCGACGACGGCACGGCAACGCCCCCGAGGGCAGTACCTGGAGGGGTCGACCCGTTCGCCCCGCAGCCGCTCGACCCGGCCGCCGTCACCGGTACGGCCGAGGAGAAACTGGCCGCGTTCGAGCGGGCCATCGACGAGGCCAAGGAGACCGCCGGCCGGTCGCTCAAGGCAGCGCGGGCGCGGTTCGTCGTGGAAGCGGGCACGGCCCTGCGCGCGATCCGCGACGAGGACGGCGGACTCTACAAGGTCACCCACGAGACGTTCGAGGAGTACATCACCGACCGGTGGGAGATGGACCGCACCCGGGCATACCAGCTCATCGACGCGGCCCCGGCCATGCTCGTCATGTCTAAAATTTTCGACACCGCGCCTGTGGAGTCCCAGGCCCGCGTCCTCGCCCCGGTCCTCGACACCCACGGGCCGGAAGCCCTGCGCGAGGTTGTCGCGGCCGTGAAGACGTCTGGAGAGAAACTCACGGCCGCCAGCATCAAGGCGGCGGCCCTGCGCCTGCGCTACATCCCCGAGCAGCCGGACCACGGGCCGGAGGAAGCACCGGACGACCAGCAGACGGAGCACACCCCGGAGCAGGCACTGGCCATCGTCCGGCTAGAACAGGGGCTCGCGGCCCTGCGCGTCGCCCACAAGCAACTGCGCGGCACGGTCGTCCCCGACGCCCTGGCCGCCGACCACGAGCGCGGCCTGGAACTCGCTGCCCAGGTCGACGACCTCGCGAAGAAGATCAGTCGCCTCACGCCGTGACGGACGCGACGAAGCCCCGGAGCCCTCGCGGCCCCGGGGCTTCGTCGTTGAGCGGGTCAGCGGCGGGGAGGGTGGCACACGGAGCAGCCGTCCGCATCCGGCAGACCGAGGACACCGTGAGCAGCGCGGGTAGCGGTGCGCCAAGGACGGTAGCCGCCCTCGTGCTCGCGGTAGGGAGCCAGCCACGCCAGTTCGTTGGCCGCCTTGTCGAGCCAATCCCCAAGCGGCGCCGTGTAGAACTTCCGTTCCGGGTCCAGGTTCGGATCGGGCTCGCGTGTCTGGCCGGCTGCCCGCTGGAGGTGCTGAGCGGACGGCCACTTGGTCCGGCCGACGTTCACAGTCACTCCTCTCCGGCCAGACGCCGCAGGGACTCCAGGGCTGCCCGGTCCACGGCGGCGAACTCGTCGGCCCGATCGTCCATGTCCTCACGGGCGCATCCGATGGCGTAGCGCAGCATCGCGCGCTCGGCCGAGTTCAGTTCGGTCGGTCGGACTCCGCCGGACGTCACGCGGACGAGTGGCTTGCTGTGGCCGGGCACGCCCTGCTGCTCGCGTCCGGCGCACCACGGGCACCCCTCCACGATCAGCCCGGTGTGCTCCGCCTCGTGCAGCGACCGGTCGTGTGTGCACGGGGTCAGGGCGACGGGCGGCCCGGCCTTGGTGACGGCGTTGGTCACTGGGTACAGGTCGCCGTTCGCCAGACACGCCCCGATCACGTTGGCCAGGACCGTGGAGTCCTTCGGGTGATCGGTGCCCGCCGGGTGCTGGCGGCCGTGGACGTACCCCATGACGGCAGCTTCGCGGACCAGTCGCCGCTCCCGCTCGCTCATGGCGGCGAGCACGGCGTTCACCTCGTCGGCTCGCTGCTGGTCCCGCTTCAGCACGTAGTCCACCAGCCACTCGGGGAGTGCGTTGCTCATGCTTCCGCGCTTCCGTGGTCGTCGTGGGCGGAGTTGCACCCGACGTCTCCACACCCGAGGCTGCGGTGCGCCTTGACGTGGCCGACCTCGGCGCAGCGCTCGCAGTGGCCGGGGAGTCCGATCTGCGCCCGCTCCTTGTCGGACCCGGCGAACGGGTGCGTGGGGAACGGCGGCCGTGTACGGGTATCGGCAGCACCCACGAGGGTGGCACGGCGTTCAGCATCAGTCATGGCCTTCATGGTCGAGTCTCGCTTCCGTGGACGTCGTCGGTCTGTCGGTGGTGGGCCCGCCCGGATTCGAACCGGGGTCCCCACGGAGCGCGGAGGAACCGACCAAGGTTCGCGCTCACATGCGGGGCTGCCTCGCTGCGGGGCCCTCGTCGCCGGGATTGCGGCTCCCGGCCGGCCGTCGTGCTCAGTTCACGTCCGGCGGACCCAGACGGCGGAACATGCTGTCCAGTCCCGAGTCGAGGGCCACGCGGGCCGCGTTGGCCATGTCGGCGTCGGTCTGCTGCGTGCCGCCGCCATTTACGAGCAGGTAGAACCGGGCCTCATCGGCCTCGGTCGCACAGTCCTTGGTCTCAGCGATCATGAGCAACGCCCGGTTGGCGAAGAGCCGCTGACCCGGCACGGTCAGCCCGGTGTACCGGACGTACGGGCCGTCGTCGGTGTCCTCGGTGGACGCGACGTGTTCGGAGGGGAAACCACGATGCCGGGACGGCGAACTCACCGGAGAACCACATCAGGGCCGTGGTCAACCGCTGCTTGCCGTCGATGACGGCCCAGATGCCCTGACCGGTCTCGTACGGGTCGCTGCTCTGCCACCTGTCGGTGCCTCGGTAGGAGAGGATGACCACGCCGGCCGGCAGGCCGCGCAGCCACGACTCCACGAGCGCGATGCGCTGGTCCAGCGTCCACACGCTGCCGCGCTGATACGGCGGGTCCAGCAACAGAGCGCCCCT